CTATTTGATTAACCGGTCTTCCAGTCTCGAAAGCCTGCCACTCGGTTCCTGACCTTTTTCAGTGAGGGAGGACAACTCTTTAATCTGCTCTTTGAGCGCCGCAAGTTCTTTGTCTCGCTCTTTTAAGGCCGACAACTCCAGGCTTTGCTCTTTGACTTGCTCCTTCAGGGCGGATGTTTCGTCCTTCAGAGCCGATAATTCTTTGTTTTGCTCCTTAAGGTCAGATGTTTCCTCTTTCAGTGCACTAATCTCCTTTTGCTGCTTCTGCACCTCGTTCAAAAGCATTGCGTTCACAAGGTGGTAGTAGACCGTCTGCGGCCGGCCCGTCTCAGGGTCGTACTGCACCAGGTCCGGGTAAATCTCGGCGACCTCTTCGGCAATGAGGCCGTATTGCCTGGTGCGCGAGCCGTCAGCATATTCCGGCTTGTAATGGAAGCTGACGGGCCGAAGTTTCATGAGCCCGTTGCTCGCGTTTCCCATGTCTTCGATATCTTCCTTGTAGAGGCGCGATGATGCAGCTATGCCGAGGCGGCCTTGGGTTCCTACATAAACGGGCGAGCCTCCGCTCATATGACATGTGGCTATACCGGCGATATAGGTCGCGGTTTGCACGTTGCCGATCCTTATGGTTGCCGATTCCGCAGCCGCCCCTGGAGATACGCCCGAACCGATGTAGATGTTACTGCTTCCAGTGGTAGCAGTCTCAGTGCCGCCCGGAGCGTAATACCCGGCCCCACAGCCTAAAGCGGTGTTGTTGTTGCCCGTGGTGTTGGAGTAGAGCGCCCATTTGCCGCTGGCGGTGTTGTTGTTGCCGGTGGTGTTGGAGGGGAGCGCTTGAAAGCCGCTGGCGGTGTTTTGGCTGCCGATGGTATTGGAATAAAGCGCCTCCACTCCGCTGGCGGTGTTTTTTAGGCCGAGGGTGTTGGAGTAGAGCGCATTCGCGCCGCCTGCGGTGTTGAAGGTGCCCGCGGTGTTGGAGTAGAGCGCCTGCGCTCCGTCGGCGGTGTTCCAGTTGTCACCCGTGTTGGAGTTGAGCGCATTATAGCCGGTCGCGGTGTCGGTGATATCAGTCGCCCATGCAATACCCGCAAACAAGAAAAAAACGATACCCGTTAATGCCAATGTCTTTTTCACTTTCCCGCCCTCCTTTTCATAAAGTTGAAAATCTCTGTCCTGTTATTGCCAATCGCTTGCGCGTGGTTCACCCAACCCGGAAGATGCTTCTGTACTCTCACGAGGTTACAAAAAAGTTTAACCCCGGCCGGACCCGATAGAGTCCGATTTAAACCTCCGGCTGCACCTTGATCAAGTTCGGTTGCACTTTTTGATGACATGAGGTGGGCAGGGGTCGGGCCTAATGCCGCTCACTTAAAAGAAATATCAGTCCTTTCACATCCTTGCGGGTATCGGCTTGAGGCGGCGGGGATGCTGCTTTGTACTTACGTCCGGATGGTCGCCGCTTCTCCGGACCGCGGCTCTTTCTCCTATATTCCTGCCGATCTCCGGGATATCGGCGATTCGGTTTGCTCTTCACTCGATACTGTGCCCGGCATTGCGCATAGGTTGCCCGGATGGAAGCCCGGAGACTGACTTTAGCAGCAGCCGGCAAGAACTTCAACAACTGGCGTGTTTCCGTAAGTGCTCGTGTAAAACTGATTTTTCCAACCGAAAGATTGGCAAGGCAACAGCCTTCAAGCATGGCCATGCGTATAAGGCGGAAGACGATCATGTCTCCGAGCGGTTCCTGGTGAAACGATTTGGAGGGTTGGCGAAGCCGATAGCTTGCACGGACAGTACGTTTAAAATCGCGATAGAAATTCTCAACCAGCGCATGTGATATAGCTTTGCTGACTCTGAGGCGGGGAACTCAATAGGGTCTACAAGAGAGGTCGCCAGACGTCGTCGCCGAAAACCATTTCGATGTCAAAAATCCATGACTAAGGGCTCGTCCGTAAATAGGCCTTTTAGGGACCGCGCCGGATTTTGAGACCGATTTTGGTCGCGGCGATTGAGCAAAACCGCAGGCGTAGCCGCCCTGCGTTGAGGATTTTGCGATTGAGGAGCGGCCGAAGCGATCCAAAAGCCGGATGCGGGCACGAAGGATTTATTTACGGACAGGCCCTAAGTGCAGGAGAATTCATTCAGCCGATGCCCAAAGCCAAAAGGCGCTTTCTGCCCGGATATGCCTGGCACATTACTCACCGGTGCCGCAAGAAAGGGTTTCTTCTCAAATTCGCAATGGAACGATGCGGAATGCTGAACGTGAAATGATGAATGCCGTTGTCAAGGCCAAATCCATCCGTGCGTTAATGGTTCCCGAAAAGCTAAGAGTCAAAAGTATATAGGAACGCCCTCGAACAGGAATAGAACACCTTTCCTTTACCGCCTCTAGCTCCCCGCTCCCCGCTCCCCGCTCCCTGCTTCCGTGTTTTTTGCCGCTTCTATTGCCGTTTCTATTTCCGCTTCTGGATGCCGTTTCTATTGCCGTTTGGCACAGCCCGAATCAATTGTTGTATTAATAAATTGACGGCCCCTGAAGTTTCAGATCACGGAGCAAGGAGCAGGAAGCAAAGAGACTGTGGTGAGCTCAGGAGCGTTGGTAATTTTTGACACTGTGAGAGAGTAACTCTCAGGATGGGTGCTCTTACTAAAAACTAAAAACTGTAAACTAAAAACTACCTTATCGCCTGAATTCGGCCTGAATTTTCAGGTGGGTATGATTTTGCACTGAACTAGAGAAAAACTGAAAAAGGTTGAAAAAGGTTGATGGGAGTGAGTTTAAACCTTAAAAATCAATCGGAGAAAATTGAGCTGAAAAGAAGAATTGTGGCAGGCAATTAGAGAAAATTGGGTTCGCGCTTGAGTTGGATTGAATGTTATTTATTGTTGAGCATATCTATAACCTGCGTTGTGGTTGGTCTTTGGTAGTCGGGTGTATTTGGGCTTTCGTGTGCATCGATCTTGCCAGTTTGATTCGGAAGGTTTTTTGGTGGTTTTTGGGACGCCTTTGTCTTTGTGGGTTCCACTGGTGGATTGGCTGGGGCTTTAGCTGGAACGTCTAGACCGATTAGTGGCGGTTGATTTGTGCGCGTTCTCGTTGAGGGCGCGCGGGTCCTCGTCGTACTGATCGCATTACTGACCACAATGAGTGATTCCACCTTCCCTCCGACGGCGTTTTCACCTTCTTGGAATCCAACAAAATACCCGGCAAAGCTTATTTTGGTTTTTGGCTCGACCTTGGATGCGTCCCCGACATATACGAGATCCACGGTGGTAAGGCCAAGGGCGGAGTTGGGGTTGTCCGCCATTAGGAGCATCTCATACCAGTCGCCTTGGATGGATTCGAACGGTGGCTGTTGCTGTATTTGATATACAACTCCACTTAGCTTCACAAGCTGCCCTTCCAGTGAATACCTTTTTTTGCTAATCTCGGAGACGCTCAGACGTTTGGCGTGTTCCCAGGTCTCCGATGGAGTGGACGATGTTAGCATTACAAGGGCTGTGGCCACTTTTAGGGTGACCTCAGGCGAGATTTCGCCGGCAAGGGATGTCGCTCTATGATTTATTATCAAAAAAACAGTCAAAAGGAGCATCGGCGTGAATGGGACTAAGGCGATTCTTTTACTGATTGCCTTTTCCATAACTCAAAACTCCTTAGACGAAGAATGGAATGACGGTGGCAATTGCGCCGATAAGGGCCGAAACAATTAAGTTCTTGCGGGCTTGCGCCTTAGACTCGTTTGCCATATTGAGCCCTCCTGAACGCGCAGATGAGATGTCATTCACCTTACGGATTACAAATCTTGCACGGCCGGTATCATGCCTTAATCGCGGCCTTCCGGGACAAAAAAACCTTCGTACAATTGGGGCAATTATAATGCATGCACCCCGGCGCATGGAAAACATGCGACCGGACATTGCCGTGTAATTCTATCTGCGCTCCGGAGAAGCAATCCCCGTGCAACTGGAGAATGAACAAAAATAAGCAAAGCGCCAGAAGCTTCTTTAAAATTCCTCTTTTTTTCATTTACCCCTCCTTAACTCTCTTCTTTGAGATTTTTATTTTTGGTCGGGGTTATAAAAAGCTCCTCAAGGGCCGCCATCCTCTCCTCTATTAACGCAAGCCTGGATTCTACCTCAACCGCATGAGCGAAATACCTTATATTTTTCTCCAAAGCCTCGGCAGCTTCCGGATTGCTGCAGGACAACACCTTCTTAGCTAAAGCCATTATCTTGTCAAGTCTTGAACTTGCGGGAGGCGCGTCTTCCAGGTCGGGCTCGGGAAGATTGTATTCATACTTGCTCTCGCCGGCGCCGCGACTATGCCTAATGAAAGGGTCTCCCTTGCCGTTCAGGAGCCAGTCCAAGTTTACCACATAGGCATCTCGAATCCTAACCAAATGGTCGGGATCCGGCGTATTCCCTTGAATATAACTAAATAGGGCCACATAGGGGACGCCCGTGTGTTTTGCAAATCTCGGCGGCTTGCCGCCGGCCTTCTCGGATATCAGCCACAAAAGCCGTTCGGAAAAAGATCCGGGGGGGGCTTCAGAGGAGATATCCAGGACGGGAGCGGCGGCCTTAGGGCGCCGCATCGGTCCTTCGCCGGAAATCAGCCAGTCTGATGAAATTCCATGCTCTTCGAATGCTTGCGCTATCCATTTTAGGGGGAGTTGCCTTCTCTTCTCGGCGGATCCCCATGCGCCACTGCTCAGCCCGAGGATTTTCATCAATGAAGCTGGATTTTCAGCGCCGAGCGCCCGCTTTAACCTGCCCAACTTCGCCTCAAAAAGAGGGTCGGGCCGGTTCGCTTGGTCGTCGGGATCAAGCGAACCTCCATGCGAACCGGCTTGCTTGGCTTTCTTGTGGTCTATGTTCTTGATTATATTAGGCATAAGAAGCACGTAAAAAAAATGATGAAAATCAGCGATGCGAACATGAATTTCATTGACATTGCGATGAAATTCCTTAAAATCTTGTCATAAATATTACGGCCACAGAATAAGGGAATCGGCTATGGCGGTCAATGGGAATGGAAGAGAAAAATCCGGACAGCGGTTTCATCAATTGTCTTTCCGCGATTTAGTGAAACTCGACCCCACTGACATGCTCAAAATCTCAATGAAGGAAGCAATCGATCAATCGGGGATGTCTCGCGCCCAGGTGGTCGACGAAATGAACCGGTTGTCAGGAATCGCCGGCATTGCTGCCGGAGTGACCGAGACGATCCTGGATAAATGGGTGGCGCGCGGGTCGCGCGGCCACGTGATCCCTGTCCGTCAGTTGCCCGTTTTCTGCCAGGCGGTTGGGTCCATTTCACCTCTTAAGGCGCTCCTTCCGCCCGGGATCGAAATTATTGCCGGCGATGAGCTTAGGCTCCTGGGGTGGGCCAAGGCGGAAGCGGAACGGAGGCGAGCGGCCAAGCAGGCAAGAAAACTCGCCGAGGAGGCCGGCATAACATGAGATCAAAAGAGAAGTTGATCCGGCTGAAAAAATGGCTGCTCGATCTCTGTGAGAGGCAAGGACTGACACAGGAAGGCATCGCCAAAGAATGCGGCGTTTCTCAGTCGCTCGTAAGCCGAACCATTCGCGGCAGCCGCAAGAATCAAGCGGTTGTCGATTTCTTTCTGTCCAAAGGATGTCCCAAAGACCTGCTCGATTGATTTTTAGCGACCCGGGAAGGGAATCGAGATGAACGAGTGGATAATGGTCGGCGAGCTTAGCGAGGCTCTTGGAGTCACCAGGCGGGCGGTCCAGAAGATGGCCGCGTCCAGGAAATGGCACTCGCGGGAAGTGGCTAACACAAATGGAGGCCGCGCCGCGAAGGAGTTCTTTCGCGCGAGCCTGCCGGGTGAAGTGGCCCGGGCCGTGGATGCATTCAGGTTGAAGTCTGGATTGGAAATGCCTCCAGGCCTTCCTTCAGGAAAAGACCTTCCCTTCCCCTCCTGTTTGTCAACCCAAAACCCCGATTCAACAAACACAAAAAAACAAATCGCCGTCCCCGAAAAGTCCGGCAAAATCGGCCTGGCAAAATACCAACTCGTGCGGGCATGGAAAGAAATTGTCGATACTCAACCTTGGAGCAAACGCGGCGAGGCGTCCGAAGCCTTCCTGCTCGCGTACCGGTCCGGGCGGTTCCTTCCCGGCGTCTACGCCGTCCTTGGTAATATATCTATTAAATCTCTATATAAGTACGAAAAGCAGCTTCGAGACGCCAACGGCGACTATCATGCCGTAGCAGATGGCCGCGGCGGCTGGAGAAAGCACGGCACGAACCGGTGGAAGCCTCGCAGTCTGTCCGGCGATGCCCAGACGGCGCTCCTCAACTGCTGGCTCCAGCCCGAATGCCCCAGCGTATCCCTCGCGATCCGCGCGGCCAGGATCAATCTGGCAAAACTGGGCGTCGATGATAGCGCCGAAGACAGCACTTGGCGGCGTTGGCTCCATGACTTCGAAAAACGGAACCAGCATATCGTCATCCTGGCGCGTGAAGGCGAAAAAGCCTACCGGGACAAGGTCGGCCCCTACATTTCGCGCGACGCCGACATCCTCGCTCCCGGCCAGGTCCTGGTCGCGGACGGCCATGACCTCAATTTTGAAATCATTCATCCCGCCACCGGACGCCCGGCCAGACTAAAAGTCGTGATGTGGTTCGACTGGGCCTCCAGGATGCCGGTCGGATGGCAGATCATGCCGACCGAATCCACGGTAGTGATCTCCGCCGCTCTAAGGCAGGCCATCATCAACCTCGGGAAAGTCCCGCAGATCGTCTACTTGGACAACGGCAAGGCCTTTAAGTCCAAAATTTTCACCGAAACCGACCCGGACCTGTCCGAACTCACCGGTCTTTATGCCCGGAAGGGCATCGCCCCGATCTTCGCGACGCCATACAACGCTCGCGCGAAGGTGATCGAGCGGTTTTTCCTCACCATGAACGAACAATTCGAGCGGCTGATGCCTTCTTACTGCGGGTCTTCGATTTCGGACAAGCCCGCCTGGCGAGCCAGGCACGAAAAATTCCACAAATCGCGGCATGATTTGAAAACGGCCGGCTTCATTCCCGACATCCGCGAGGCCGCCTACGTCCTGTCGCTCTATATCGACTGGTACGGCCGCCAGCCGCACGAAGGTCTCGGCGGAAGGTTGCCGGCCGAAGTGCTCGCGGCCGGGCGAGGCCCCGGCGTCGATGCGGCGCAACTCGATTATGAATTCCTGTGGTCCAAAAAGGTCAATCCGCGCCGCTGCCGGGTGACTCTATACGGCATCGACTACGAATCGGACTGCCTGCACGGCTGGGGCGATTACGTGGTCGCCAAATACGATACCTCCGACCTTTCCAAAATCTACCTGTACGCCCCCGAGGGCGAATATCTCGGCGAGGCCCTCCCGGTCCGGGCGCTCAATCCCGTTGCGAAGCTGCTCGGCGATCAGGTCGGGGTCGACAGGGTCAAAAAGGAAATCGAGCGCCAACGCCGACTCGCCAAGGAAACCAAGCAAAATCTTATCGAACTCGGCGCCGATCCGGCTCGGGTCGAATCACTCGATGCGCTCCCCTGGAACCAGCGGGTCGCCGTGCTCCCCGGAGGCAAGGAAAAAACAACTGACCGCTCCGACGCAGAGAGCGCAGAGATAGACCAGGCGGAGCGCGTACGCCTGGAGCTGGTGGTAAGCAGGGCTGCGGAGGAAATCGAGGCGCGGGAGGCCACGGGGCCGAAGATCGACAAGCCGGAATATTTCCGGTCCGAGCATGCCCGCTACGAATGGGCATGGCGGGCCGTCCACGAGCACCATGCGCGGATCGGCGATGAGGATCTGGCATTCATGGCCTATTTCGAGCAGACGGCGGAGTTCGAAGAGAACTACGCGGAAAGATACCGGCTGCTGGCGAAGCTGTATCAATAGGAGCAAAGAAGCATGGAGCGGGGTGCGGGAATGGGTTTCACCGCAGAGACGCAGAGAACGCAGAGAAAATGCCTGTTGGAACGGAGCGGTGAAAGAGAAAAGCTGTGAATATTAACTTTCTTACCCCGCTCTCGCTTCGCGTCTTCGCGGCTTTGCGTGAAACAAATTCCTTCTCTGCGCTCTCTGCGTCTCTGCGGTGAGATTTAGATTCGTCATTCAAAAATTGAGGGGAACACAGGAAAGGCGGGGGCGGCAATGGCGGATGGCGGTAGTACGGTTGGCGGCAGGATCAAATACGTCCGGAAACAACTTGAGATGCGTCAGGCCGAGTTCGCGGAAGCCCTGGGAACAAACCAAAGCCATGTCTCCGGTCTGGAGTGCTGCAAGCATAATCCTTCCAAGATATTGCTCCTTCTTATCTCTAAGAATTGGAACGTGGACCTGGCCTGGATCGAGACGGGGAAAGGGGAGCCGTTCGCCCGGCCCGAAACCTCCGGTCTCGAAGCTCTGGCCGGGCGCCTGAATGTAGACGGGCTGGACGTCGGGTCCATCAAGCGCCTGGAAGACGCATGCGTGCGTCTTGAGACCACAACCGCCATGAACGAGATCGGCGGCCTCTCGCCCGCGCAATTGGGCTGCCTCGCCGGTCTGACGACTGAGATCTGCCGGACGCTTGAAGACACCCTTGCGCGGACCGCCCGGGGGGTGTCGCAGCTTTTGCGCCGGAGAATCAAAGACTTTCGGGATTGCGACTGGGAAAAACAAGGGAAGAAGAATGTACGCACTTAGAGGTTCACTCAGGAAGAAATTCAGGAAAGCGCTTGGCCTTGAAAAGTCGGAAATCGAGCAAGATTCCCCGGCCGGGAGCACGCTGGCCTTCCACGTCAGGGTTGACGATCCGAAGGCGCTTTCTGAAATTCTCCCGGAATCCGGCAATCCGCTGAAGGACGTAAAAACACGCAATAATGAAATGAAGGCGACCAGCCGCGCTCGCGAGCTGCTCGCCGGCGAAGTGGCAACCGAGCACGATGTGAGGGACATGATCACCGAAATGATCGAGGTCGGGAAGACGCAGACCAAAGTCGCGGCACGGCTTGGGGTATCGACCTCCGCCCTGGGAGATATACTCCACGGCCGACGCGGCGTCGGCGGCAAAGTCGCGCGGAATCTGGGTTACGAAAGGGTCGTGGTTTACAGGAGATCCCGCCACGAAGACACAGAGCACAGAGAAAGGGGAATCTTATGAAATGTGAATGTGGCCAGGAACTTTGGAGCGGAGACTTCGAGGTGTCGGCGGATGAGCAATTTATTGAACTAGCGGCAAAGTGTCCGAAGTGCGACGCGAGATATTACACGTTCGTGGACCCCGAGGACATGCAAGAGGATCGTCTCTAGCAGCGGCCTCCATTCATCATTCATCATTCCAAAAGGGGGAACAGTCATGGCAGTAGCGCAGTCAAATTCACCCGAAAGCGGGCCTCTGGAATTCCGCGAAGTCGAAGCCGAACTCGAAGCGCTCCGCGACGACCCGCAGCCGGTAGCCCTCGAGATGGACAAAATCTCCGCGTGGGTCGTTTTCCAGAACCTGCAGGTGGCGCTTAGCCATCCCGACAACAACGGCCCGAGCTCGGCAATCGCCAGAAACGTCGCCAAAAACTTCGAGCGAGCCCTCTGCCCCGACCCGGACAGCGCCCTCGCGCGTTTGGCCCGGAAGGGATGGAAAAAGGTGGAGGAGACTCGCATCATTGTCGTTGGGAGCGGAATTCTCATGTGATGCGGCTTTCGTTCATCATTCATCATTCCGCATTCATCATTCAGGGGGCGTCCGTATGAAAAATATTTTTCTGGAAACTCGAAACGTCGCGAAATTCCGCGAATCGTTATCGGTCCTTGAAGATACCGAGCGCGGGCAGCCGGGCCTCGGGGTCGTCTGGGGCCGGGCCGGCCGGGGCAAAACGGTTTGCGCCCGCGAATACGCGGTCCGGACCGGCGCGGTGTATCTCCGCGTCCTCCAGGGCTGGACGCCCAGGGCGATGCTCGCGGCCCTTTGCGGCCAGTTGAATGGATCCGAACCCCATACCGTCGACCGTGCCAAGAGAACGGCAATCGATTGCCTTGGAAAAACCCCGAAGACAATCCTGGTCGATGAAGCCGACCGGCTCAACATCGACCTGGTCGAACACTTCCGGGACATTCACGATCTGGTCGGCGTTCCTGTCGTCCTGATCGGCGAGGAGCACCTTTTCCCCACCATCAACGCGCGGCGGCGCATCTGGTCGCGCGTCATGCAGACGGTCGAATTCGGCCCGATTGCCTGCGAGGACATCCTGTTATTCGCCCTTGAGGCGGCTTCCCTTCGACTGGACCCCGACGCGGCGGAAAAGATCGGCGTGAAATCGAGCGGCGATTTCCGCCTGGTCTGGGCGCACGTTCACGCCCTCGAACAGATGGCCAGGGCTGCCGGTATCAAGACCGTGGATGCGAAAATGGTAGATGCAATGAATGGGAGCGGGAAGCGGGCAGCGAGGAGCGAGGAGCAAAAGAATGGCCGCTGATCGGGATTCCAAACGAACCGGCAGGCGTCTAAAAGGCGGGACGGCAACGCTAAGGGCTTACGCCTCAAACACGGGGACATTTACCACCAAAGCCGCCCGCCAGGCGCTGGGGCTGTCGGCGCGAGCGCTGGAGAGCGCGGTTGACACTCTTCTGCGCGGCAAGCGCCTGCGGCGCGTCGCAAGGGCGACTTACGAATGGATCTCCGAGAAAAAGCCTGGCCGGGAAGCGCCACTGGAGGAGCGGATCTGGCACGCCATGCGGATAAACCCGGCGTGGTCCTGCGCGGACATCGCCCAGCAGGCCGGAACTACCACATCATACGTATACAAACGCCTCCGCGTTTACCGCGCCGCAGGCTACGTCAAGCGGCACGGTGTCAAGGCGGTGCCGGGCGGCTCCGTCAAAATCTGGCGCCTCGCTCCCGAGGCCTCCAGGCAGATCGAATTGCCCAGGGTCGAGGAGTACTCGCCGGAGCCGCTCGTTGTCCTGGCTGTCCGGCTGAACAAACTGATTTGTACCGGCCTCACCCGGTTTGTCGATGAGCGCCGCGATGCCGTCAAACTTTGCAACGGAATTCTCAGACTTCTGAGCGAGTCCGAAAATGGCGAGGATACTCCGGTTTAGCAGGCATTTTGTCCAGCGCTGGGCCGAGCGTAAGGGTGGATGGCCGTCCATCGAGGAAGTCCAGCGCATAGTCGATGACGGCGTCCGGATCGTCAAACAGGAGAGGCTGTGGCGAAGAGTGGCGAACGGCGTGATGGTCGAGCACCACGAGCTGTCTCATTATTGGTGCCACTCGGCCGGAGTCATACTGCTCGTGGATGAGCGAGCCGGCGTCGCTGTGACGCTCATCACGCCCGATATGCAGAGCAAATACCAATGAGCGGTGAGCAGTGAACGGTGAGCAGTGAACGGTGAGCAGTGAACGGTGAACAGAACTGACCTTATTGTAGGAGCGGCTTCCAGCCGCGACATTCCATCGTTGGAGGCGCAGAGAAAGGAAGACTGGCAATGCCTGAACCGAGACAAACGATACCCGATGACTTTCCGATTTTTTACCCCCTTTGGCAGAAGGCCCAACGCCGAGCGGATGCTACGCTCAAGCAAGATGAAGTACTAGAGGCGATCCGAGAACTTAGCTGCAAAATCGACATCCTCACGGCCAAACTAGATCGGGTCTTCGGCAATGGGATCCTGATAAACGGCAAATGGATATCATTGAAGCTTTAGCTCCTATTTGGGGTGAGCAGATTTCACCGCGGAGACGCGGAGAGCGCGGAGCAAAGGATAGGCAATGGAACCGACTGGAGATTGCAATAAATGTCCGTTTTGGAAGACCGCGGGGCACAAGGTTCCGGGGAAAAAGATTCCGGGGGGTTATGGGAAATGTATTTACGGGGGTGAATGCAGACCCGAGACGGTGAGGACCTTTAGGTCTTTTACCGGCAGGTAGTTCTCCGCGCTCTCGGCGCCTCCGCGGTGGAATGGGACCTTTGCGGTAAATGCGGTTAGCTGTTCTTCTTTCGCGCCTTCGCGGCTGCGCGTGAAAAGGATTTCATGCATGCCTAGACCAACGCCCCTCATCGGCAACAAGGAAAAGGCCCTCATCCATGTGGCCAAATCTCGGCTCGGCCTGTCGGACGAGGACTATCGCGCGGTCCTGGCCTCCGTAGGAGCGGCTTCCAGCCGCGACCTGAACCACGTCCAGTTCGATGAGCTAATGGAGCGGTTCAAGGCGTGCGGGTTTGTAAACGGAGGACGGAAGGCGGCAGACGGAAAACGGAAAAGCCGCCCCAAGCCGGCCGACGGCAGGGCGCCGCTGCTTCGGAAGATCGCCGCGATCCTGGCCGACACCGGCCTGCCCGCCGAATACGCGGACGGCATGGCGCAAAAGATGTTCGGAGTCGATGCCTACGGTTGGCTCAATTCCGAGCAGCTCTGGAAGATAGCGGCGGCGCTCAGCATCTTTGTCAAACGGAAAGCCAAAAAAACGGGAGGGGAAAATGGCGGGTCTCACACAAAAACGAACAGAGCAGCAGGAGCGCATAAGGCTTCTGCGCCTAGGCGTGACGCCGGCGCATAGCGTCGTCACCGACGAATACCTGGACTTGATGGGAAAGAGATTTATTCGGTTGCGCGTCCGCGAGCTGACCCGCGTCGGCTTCGAGCAGTACCTGACCTGCCCCGAGTGCTATGAGATGTACGCGGAGGCGCTCCGGGGCGGCTCGGGCGTCCGGATCGACGAGGGGGCGCAATCGGCCGTCATAGTCATCCCGCCCAAGCTGATCGGACAGACGTATCGGGGATTTTAGAAAAGAGAAAAACTGTCTCGCGCGAAGCCGCGAAGAACGCGAGGAAAGTCAAAAGTGGGAAAAATAACTCAAAATGGCCTCCAGGAAGCGGAGTTTTCAAGCTCGAAATCAGGGGCAAAGTGGGATTTTTTAATTTTGCTTCGCGGCTTCGCGGCTTCGCGGCTTCGCGGCTTCGCGTGAAATAAATCCTTTCTCTGCGCCCTCTGCGTCTCTGCGGTGGATGCGTTGCTTTTCAAAGATGGAAAGGACTTTCCCATGAGCGAGCCCAGTGATCTCCACGAGCTGCGCCTCATAAGGACCCTCGGGCATCATCCCGGCCGCAACCGGGCCATAGGCGCCGGCGCGCTGTATGAGGCGGTTTACCAGCGGCCCTGGCGCGACAAGATCCGCGACACTAGGCGCCTGAGAAAGCTCATCACGCGGCTGCGCAACGACGGCTACCCGATCTGCTCCTCGTCCGACGCCGAGGGCGGCGGTTACTTCCTGGCGTCGGCCGGGTCGGAACTGGACGATCACTGCAAGCGCATACACGCCCGAGCCATGAGGCTCCTGGTGATGGAGGCCCGCCTCCGCAAGGTCGCCCTCCCGGAGCTGCTCGGCCAGATATCAATCGCGCTGGCGCGGGAATAAAAGAACGAAGTGGGAAGCGGGGAGCAAGGACCGGGGAGCAGCAACCTTGGCCTCTCGCAACGCACCCTGGTTACTCAGGGAGTTATCGATCTCTCGAGACAAAAAAGAAAAGAGGCAAATGGCGGTGGACTTGGAGAAAGGGCGGGAAATGAGAAAACCGAGGAAGGATCGAATGATCGTCTCGTGCCCGGATTGCGGGCACCCGTAAAACGGGCAAAGCCGTGCCCAACATGCAGGGGGCGCCAGATCGTGGAAGGGGAGCCCATATTCGTCAACGGCTGCACCCTGTACCCGACCAGAGGCGCCGCAAGATGCGCCAAGGGATTCCGGTGCGACTCCTACCGCAGTTGCCTCGATGTCGTTGCGAAACGCGACTGGCCTGGGTGGGCGATTGAACCCATGCGGTCATAAAATGAAAGGGCCGAAATGAAAGTGAAAATCAAGTGGAAGAAGGATGGAGACTATCTCTTCATTGGTTGCGCGGTTATGCACACAACCGGAGAGTTTCTTCTGCTTTATCGCGGGGAAACCGGTGGGGTTTTGGCCGCTCCTTTCGAGCTGACTGACAAGTTTCGCAAGGGGATGCCCCGGAATAGGAGATTCAACTTAATGCATGAGCAGGCGGAGGAACAGGCAAATGTCAAAGCTTAAATCGCTGCCCAAGCCCGTCAAAGAAGGCCTCGACCCAATGTACCCCTTGAACTGGTATCGGCATCCGGGCGGGGAGCATCGGACTGTCGTTGGGGGATATGCACTTTATGCAACGACTGGCTTTAAAAACAGTGGAGAGCCGATTCTACGACGTCTGTACATGACCTGCGACGCTGCAAGAGCACGCGCTCTTATGGGTCTACTGAAAGGACTGGTAACAGAATCCGAGTGGAAGCGGCTGCATTTTAAATTGGAGGACCTGATAGCGGATAAGGCATTCGCGCGAGGAGAGTAGACCTGAAAGGAAAAGAGGCAAATGACGGTAGCGGCAAAGAAACTCGAACTCCCGACCGAGGCGCGCTCCAGGGCGGACGAAATGCTCAAGCAAGCCGCCGCGATAAAGGCGAAGCTCGATCTGGCCCTGACGGTGTGCCAAAACGAGGCCGCGGTCCTGGTGAAAAGGCACGCGGAAACTACGGCGCCACTGAAACGGCAGCTCGAAGCGCTGGACAAACAGATCAAGGCCCATGCCAAAAAACACCAGGTGGACCTCTTCGCCGGCAAGGACCGCGTTGACTTCGCGAACGGGGCCCTCCTCCGCAAGGAAGAGCAACACGTCCGGCACACCAGGGGAATGCTCGACCGGCTCGAGGAGATCGGCGCCGACGACGCGATCAAAACCGTCAAGTCGGTTGATTGGGACGTGCTGGAAAAATGGACCGACGAGCGCCTGATCGAGGCCGGAACGGAGAGATTCAAAAAAGAGACGTTTGCTTACGAGCTTTTCGGAGGAGGGAGCCTCGCATCGTGATCCCTTTTAACGGTTTGATTGTCGAGTTGTTTGCCGGAGGAGGCGGCGCATCCTGCGGAATCGAGAGGGCATTGGGCCGAAGTCCCGATGTGGCCGTAAATCACGACGCTGTCGCGATTGCAATGCACTCGCGCAATCACCCCGGCACGCGGCATCTGCGTCGGGATATCTGGGAAGTGCATCCCCGGTGGGCGACCCGGCGCCAGCCCGTGGGACTCCTATGGGCATCCCCGGACTGCACTCATCATTCGAAGGCAAAAGGAGGTCCGCCCAAGCGAGACATTAAAAAACGTTCTTTGGCGTGGGTGCTGGAAAAATGGATCATTGGGACCAGGCCTTCAGTGATCATACTCGAAAATGTCGAGGAGTTTAAGGACTGGGGGCCGTTAAATGGCGCCGGCGAGATAGTGAAAAGCCAGAAGGGCGCAAGCTTCCGGGCCTTCCTGAGAATGTTCCGGCGCTATGGATACAAGGTGGAACATCGCGAACTGAGGGCCTGCGATTATGGGGCCCCCACTATCAGGCGCCGCCTGTTTCTGATCGCAAGGCGCGACGGTCTTCCCATCGTTTGGCCCGAACCGACGCACGGTCCCGGACTAATTCCGTATCGAACGGCCGCGGAGTGCATCGACTGGTCTCTCCCTTCGACGAGCATCTTCGAACGCAAGCGCCCGCTGGCCGAGAATACGCTCAAGCGGATCGCCGAAGGAATCAAGAGATATGTGCTGGATGCCCCTCAGCCTTTTCTTCTCTCCTACTACGGCCCCAAACGCGAAAGTGATTTCAGGGGCGGAACGCTTTCAACGCCCATTGCGACCATCAGCACCGAGAACCGTTTCGGACTGGTTATCCCTCACCTGCAACGCCAATTCGGAAACAGCATAGGCCATGCGGCGGGCGAGCCTGCCGGAACCATAACGGCCGGCGGAGGCGGGAAATCGGCGCTGGTCTCGGCATTTCTAACCAAACACTTTGGGACCACCATCGGCCAGGACATTCTGACTCCGATCCACACGATCACCGGGAAGGCCAAGCACGGCCTGGTGACGCCATATTTGGTCAAATTAAAGGGCACAAGCCGTCACGGCCAGCCCGTTGACGAGCCGATCCATACTGTTCTGGCCGGAGGCCTCCACTACGGGGCGGTCTATGCTTTCCTGACTAAATACTTCGGCAATGCAATAGGGTCCCCGTGTGAGTCGCCTGCCCATACCCTAACGAGTCGAGATCGGCTCGGGCTCGTAATTGTCAGCCTGGCGGGAGAGCCCTGGGTCCTTGAGGATGTCCACTTGAGGATGCTTTCTCCCGGGGAGCTTTTCCTCCTGCAGGGGTTTTCGAAGGACTATGCGATCGATCTGGACGTTGATGGAAAGCCGATCACCAAGGCCGAGCAGGTGCGCATGTGCGGGAACAGCGTTTGTCCCGACGTTGCGGAAGCCCTTGTGACAGCGAACTGCTCGGATGCCCCGGCCGTGGACGGAAATCAGTACGGGCGCAGTGTCGGATGACCAGCCCGACTCGAGACTGGCGGCTGGCGGCTGCGAGGCTGCGCGCCTCGCAGGAGAGGACAAATTATGATCACGTGCGAAACCGGCCACGAACTGGACGCGGTGTTCTGGGGCTTGCCCTGCCCGTGGTGCCTGCTGGAACGGTGCGAGCAATTGGAACTGCGGGTGGCGGCACTCGAAAAAGCAATCGCGGCGAAAGACGAACAGCAAAGGGACAATTGATGGACTACTACATGATGCGAAGACGGCATGGGAAAGGCCCGCAAGGCCGGAAATGCGGTGAATGCGTATTCGCCAAGGCGCCAAAAGACGGTCCCGATTACGAGGGCGAGCTGCATTGCAAGCCTGACGGCGCTCGGCGCCCGCATCTCGTCGAGGAACTCTGGCCGGCCTGCGGAAGATTCGAGTCGCCTTGGCGCCGGGAGCGCCAGGCGCTGGAGCAGCTCGGACAACGACGCATAGAATTTCAGATTTCAGGATTTTAGATTTGAAAAGCCTGGCCCGGCGCGATTGCCCCGGTTAGCGCGAAGCGCAATCTAAAATCAAAAATCTAAAATCTAAAATGGACAATGGGGGGTAGCTCTTGGCTGATTGGAAATTTTATCTCGGTGAACTGAATAGCGACGGATGTATGTGCGGCCGCGCGAAGCAACCGGGCAAGTCGTTTTGCTATGGCTGTTACAAGAAGTTGCCGCCCGAGAAGCAGAAAGCGCTCTATCGGAAGATCGGGAGCGGCTACGAACAGGCCTACGACGATGCGCATACGTATCTGACCAGGGAGGGGGAATGACCGAGGGGACCAAAAGTTATTTAGTCGGCTGCCATCACTTCGTCATGCACCCGCTTCAGGTCGCTCGGGCATGGCGCCAAGAGTATCGCCGTTGGCCGGATTGGGTCGAGACGGTCTGCATATTCTTCCACGACGCCGGCATCTGCGGCCGCCAATACCTCTCGGATGACCGGGCAAAATTCGGCCACTGGAGAAGTGGCGCCATCAGGGCAAAACACCTTGTTCGCATAGTGTGCCGGCTCCTCAAGAAGTCGGATTCCGAACGGGCCATTTTATCCCAAAGGGCTTTCGATCTGTGCGCCGGCCACTGTCCATCAGAGTCGGCCCATAGGGAAAGCATGCTCTTTCGGGCCGACAAGAGATCGTGGCTGGTGGCGCCCATGTGGTGGCTCTGGTGGAGCTATTACATCGAATGGCACGGTAAGGGCATCGGGGTCACACGCCCTCCCGAGTGGAAAAGGATCGTTGCCGAGAATCTGAAGCGCGAAAAGCCGCTTGGCAGCCATGAGCTTTACCGGAGGCACAGGAAGGCTCAATCATACGGCACGCTGAAAGGAGGAGGGCCAATTGTGCGGTAAATGCTTTACTCCTTGCTTCCCGCTCCTCGCTCCTCGCTCCGGGGTGCCCCAATGATCCTCACCTGCCCTTGCTGCGGCGCCGCGGCGAGCCTGGAGGCCTGGGCGAACGACCGCGACTGGCGCGAGCTGATCGCCATGCTGCCGGCGATCCCCGCCCAGCTCCAGACGCAAGCGATATCGTACATGGGCCTCTTCCGGACGGGCAAGCGGGCGCTGAAGCCGGCGAAGGCCCTCAAAATCCTGACCGAGCTTAAAGATCTCATTGGGACAGGGGCCGTCCACTGGGACGGCGGAGAGACCAGGCCGGCGCCGGTCGGCCTTTGGGAGCAGGCGCTCGACGCGGTGATCGAGCGAAGGCCGAACGCGCTCACGAATCACAATTACCTGAAGAAGACGGCCTGGGAGATGGCGGCGAGCTTGGCGGCGGTAGCGGAGGCCGGAAGACGGAAGATGGAAGACGGAAGCGCTCATCCATCAGCGACCTGTCCTCCGTCCTCCGTCCCCCGTAAGCGGGGATGCTTTACCTGCGACCACTTCCGGCCGCCGAAGGGGTGCGACCTGAAACACAAGCCGGTCGGCGGCAATCTGATGGCGGGTTGCAGCGGAGGTTGGACGGAAAAAGTCGCAAAGGTCGGCGGCCTTATGTCGGAACTAATGAAAAACATCCTCACCACAGAGACCACAGAGAGCACGGAGGAAAAGATGGAGCATGGAGCATGAAGCAAGGAGCAGGAAGAAAAACGCTCTTCATTCTCGCTTCTCCCTCCTCGCTTCTCGCTCCCATCTTCTCTGTGATCTCTGTGATCTCTGTGGTGAACCTGCTTTTCTCCGCGTACTCGGCGTCTCTGCGGTGGAGGAACTTATGAGCGGCAAGCCGGTCACAAATCCGATGCTTGCTTTCGGGCCTGGTCCGGAAGGGCGGACCTGCGACCAATGCAAGCTGTTCGACATCTATGACGCCGTATGCCGCAAGCGCAGTCCGCACAACGCGACGAGAAGGCAAGTCAAGAAACATCACGGCAGTTGGCCGGCATGCAAATATTTCGACGGCCCCATACACCGGGGGGCATTTTGACTTTGGGCAAGGCCGGCTCGGCGAGCGGCGCGAAGCGGGGGCCAAAGGGAGGGGGAACCGATGATGGCGGGAAAAACGGGACACCGGGACAAGATGCGCGATGAGTGCGTGGCGATGCAAGCCACACTGATGAGAAGACGGAGCATCAGCATGCACGACCTGGCCGACGAGATCGGCGTCAGTGTGAAGACTGCTCGAAGATGGGTCAATTCTTTCAGCCTGGTAATGCCGCTCAGGGTCCAGCGGGGGACTGTGATCGTGGGCGAAGACGTTCTTTAGGTTCCTCCCAAAAAAAATAACCGGCGCAAAAAATATTTTTCCAAAGGGACCGTACTTGTCCCTTTCGTGTGCAATGCTTGCGGCTGAATAGCCGTTTTCCCGCCAGGAGGGGCGGTCCATCCGCCAGGGCCGCTCCTCAAACCTCTAACTCAGGAGGGTGGTCGATGGCTGAGTTTCCGACCGGCAAAGGAAAATCGCCCGCTCAGTATTATGTGGGCGCGAAGATCGTCCACGGGGAGCCCCTCGAGAAACACGGGTGTCCCGGCTACGTGGTCCGCTACGAAGACGGCTACGTGTCCTGGTCCCCGAAGGAGGTCTTTGAAGAGGCGTATTTCGCGGTCGGCGGCGATAGAAACCGAGGGCGGATCGTTTTGGACGCAGCGGTCAGCGCCATCAAGGAAGCGGTCGGGATGCTGGACTGAGCCGCCGGGCCTGCTCTCGGCTGAGCCCCGGGCATTATCTCCGTGGTCTCTGTGCTCTCTGTGGCGAGAAGGAGCGAAGCGACAATGGCTGATTTCGGACCCTTTTTCGATCTGATCATGCGCCACAAAACCATCGGCTACGGCACATCCCACGAAATCGATTATTCCGATGTGCCCGGAGACCACGGCGGCGAAACGAAATTCGGCATCAGCAAGGCCGCGTTCCCCGACCTGGACATCAAAAACCTTACCAAAGACGATGCCCGAAAAATTTATACCGAGCGCTTCTGGGTGCCCTACCGTCTGGCCGAAATCGCGAATCAGCATATTGCCAACTTCGTCGGCGACCTCCTCGTCAATATGGGGCCCTGCCATGACTATCAAGTCCTTCAGCACGCGCTGAACGCTCTTGGCAATGATCTGGCCGTAGACGGCCGTGCCGGGCCGAAAACGCTGGCGGCAATCAATGCCGCAGATCCGGACCGGCTGAAGGCGGAAATCGTCAAAGCCGCGGACCAGTTTTACATCAATTTGCATCAGCCCCAGTTTTTGAAGTTGTGGCTGGGGCGGGTCAAAGACGATCAGGCAAACGCCTAGCGAGCGATGAATGATGAATGGAAGCGACGAACCAGGCGGAACCAATAACCAAAACCACTCTCAACGAAAAGGATCCACAAAATGAAACGCTCAAACAATCTCGTGAAATGGTGTTCGGTAGTCGTTTTGGCAATCTTCGCGCTGGCCGGCTGTGCTGCTCTCAAAGCTGATTTCGCCAAAGTGGAAACCGACATCGAATCCGTCAACTGGTCGGAAGTTTTGACCTATTGGCAAAAATTTGAAAATGGCCTCCTGGAAGCACTGCCCGTAGTTGGCGCATTATTCCCGAACAACAACCAGACCATAGCCAAAATCACCCAGGCGACCACAGACGCGAACAATGCGGTGACGGCGCTGGCGACAACGGTTGCGGCGGTGCAGGCCGGCACGGCAACCACGGCGCAGGCCACGGCTGCAGCCAAGACAGTTGAAACCAACGTGGTCGCGGCAAGTAACCTTATCGGTTCGGCTATCTCTTCGGCCCAGCCCGCAACGGCGACCGGGAGCGCTCCGGCGGCGACAAGTCCGGTTCCCGCCGCTGCCGCTGCGCCGACCGCTACGAAGTAGGACGACATGACTCCGCAAGAAGCCGAACAAATCCTCAAGGACGGAGGCATGCATTTCCGTTTCTCTGGGACCGAGATGCTTTTCCTTGGAAAAGGAAACTGCAGCCTCCAACAGATCGAAGCTGTTGCCATTCTTATGGAATACGTTCAAAAGGCCGGTGACGGCGATATGCAGATATTTTGCGCCATATCTAGGCTTTAAGGGGGGAAAATCCATGAAATTATCAGCAATTCTTTGCAAAGCGGAGGCCGCAAAATGATCTGCCGCGAATGTCAATTCTATTCGGGGGTGCCCGTCGCCGGCGGATGCTACGCGGGTCCGCCGAATATGCCCGAAAGCCAGAGGCCGACGGTGCATGGCGATGACAAGGCTTGTGGATTGTTCAAGGAGAAGGGTAAATGAGTACGCCAACAGAAGTTTCCGTCATTCTGGGGATACCTTTCCGTTGTCCGCAAGCTGGGCCGCCATATAGAGGCGACACCACTCTTCCTTGGGATGTTTTCTGCAAGAATCTTGCCTGGGGCGGAAATTTAGAGACTAATCGCGCATTCGGGATATGTTTTTTCAAATGTCCCAAATGCGCCAAAGAACACAAGATAACTCTTCCCGATAATAGCGAGACTGGAGATTGAGATGAAGGCGACAACCATTTTGCTGCTTTTGGGTTTGCTGCTCGCCGCCTGCGCCAACCACACGGTTGATATCAAGTATTACGATGTCAGCCCTAAATACACCGGCGCGGCTGTTTTCGCGGAATCAGGCGATCCACTTGGAGTCAACGCCAAGTGTATCGACCGCTACATTATCGACAAGGATGGAAACGTCCAACCGGTCAAACAGGATTCGGCATCGGCGCCCGGACCGGTTGCCGGGATTACTCAGTCGCTGGTCAGTTCCGGCGCCGCGACAGCGACAGCCGGAGCGATTCTGCCTCTGCTGATTCCGTCGACGTCGACAACGGTGAACACGATCAAAAGCAAATGAGATTCCAAGAGATTGCCATCTGCCTTGCGATCATTCTGCTCGCGTTGCTGCTATGGCACGTGGGCATGGGCCGGTGGGGCGTCGACGTCATGCCCACGTGCCAGGAGCAATGCGTAATCAAGGCCAAGAAGCAAATTAACAGGGGGGGATCCGATGGACATCGTTAAGAACGTAATCTCGCTCGTTTTCTATATCGAGCAGGACAAGAGCCATGCCAAGCCCTATTGGCTCGACCCGACGGTCATCGCCCTGGTCGTTTCGCTGCTTGCGACGGCGCTCGCGAGATGGGCGGGCATGGATATCGACGCGGACCTGCAATTGAAGATCGTGGGCGCCATTACCGGGATCGGCGCGCTTCTATCGCCGCACACCGGGATTGTAAACAGGCCGGCCGCTCCGAACCCGCTGGATGAAGCGAGGCGGGCAGCCCAAAAGGTGCGGGAAGCCAACCTGAGCAACTTGAGCTAGCGGCAAAGGGGGAATCCCCTTTTGGGGGTCGTCAGTCGTCAGTCGCCAGAAAGTGCCGAAGACTCGGGACTCGCCACTCAGGACTTACGACTCACGACTCATGACTCACGACTAAGGGCCGGCGACTCACGACTGACGACTGACGACTAAATATGGATTCTGAATTTCACAGGACCGCCCCGATAATAGCGCTCAGGCATATGTCTCCAGCCTTCCGGCAGTTCCTCGTCTGCGCCGAATTCACCGAGGAGATGGTCTCGAAGGTCGCCACCTATCCGGACCTGCTCGACCATGACAACCTCGCGCAAAACGCCGAGATCCACCACGCGCACAGCTACAAGCTCGATTCGGCCGGCAAATGGATCGACGGCGACTGCCTGAAGACCCTCGAAGGGTTGTGCGCCTTCGCGCTCGACGCCTGGAAAGAATACGGCAAGGTCACCGCCTGGCCGCTCGCCTGGATGACCCGCTATGCGCTGGCAAAAGCGACCCACTACCGCGTCGACGCGCTCACCTACCCGCACCTGCACCGCGGCGCTCCCTGGAGTCATTACCATACGAGCTTTGAAGCCCACATGGACCGCTGGATAAAAAAACATGCCGACGACCTCGGCGATTTCACCTTCGTGCCCTACTCCCACGTGTACAAGGACTGCCGCAAGACTGCCCTCGAATCCTGGAAAAGGGGCGCGGAACTGGTTGAGAGGCTCGCGGGGATCCGGGCGGGGATAAATCCCGCCCCTACAATCCGGCTCCCCGAGCCCGCGCTGACTGACGGGGATTGCCTTATGGCCGCCCGGTCCTGCGTGCAGGGTATCGGCGATCTGTGGACGACCCTTGCCCTGCAGATGGGAGTTTAGGGGGATTTTAGATTTGAAAAAACCTGGTTGCGCGCGAAGCCGCGAAGAGCGCGAAGGAAAGGCAATAACCCTGGACTTTTCAAAACCTTATTTTTTCGCGGCTTCGCGTGAAAAAGTTGCTGCTTCAGTTCTCTGCATCCTCAATGGAGTGTGAATGGACGCTGTCGACGTTCTCTGGAAGATCGGCCCATTCGTGGGCCCCAGCGGGATATTCGTGCTGCTCTGGTACCTGTCCGACCGCGCCAACCAAAGGGCCCTGGCCGCATATCGCGAGGACACCCTGGCGATGCGCGCCGAACACGACAAGGCGCTCGTCGAGGTCCGGCAGATGTACAAGGACAATTCCGAGCTGGTGCGGAGCTATCAAAAGATCGCGGAAGGCCTCCAGGATCTGATCGTCCTGAATACGCGCACGATCACCAACCTGTGTGACAAGGTCGATCAGAATCAATTCTGCCCACAGGTGCGCCTCAAAAAACAGGCAACGGGAAGGGAGGACGCATGAATCAGGAACTGGCAATAGCCAAGGGGAACTATGCAGACATCAAGCAACGCGCAGCCGAAAAGGCGCAGGTAGCGGAGGAATTCAGGCGGCTGATTCGTGAAGCTACGATGCCGACCGTTCCGTTGTCTGATATCGATTCTTCTCGGGTTCTCCTTCTGGCCGGAGAGCTGCATCTGGCCCTGAACGGACCGGAAAAGGGCAGAGAGGGCTATCTGGTGCTCCTCTCTCTGATGAAGAAGATCGAAAAAGAGTATCCGGGGCTGTGACCATGAATCACCGCGAACTCGTACTCTCTGCGCGAAAGAAGGCGCGATTCGCCTTTTTGTCGTTGCCCGAGAACCTCCAGGACGAAATCGTGGACGGCCTGGACGGGCAGACGCTGACCCTCCATGAGGCCTCTGCGCTGATCGCATCGCGCGGCCATAGCCTGAGTCACGAAGCGATTGCGGGCTATTACCGGGCGGTCCGGACCGAGCGGCGGCTCCAGGACGCAAACCAGGAGCTGAGCCGGGTTATTGCCGAGTATGCATCCAAGCCGCAAAAGGAAGCCGTCGAGGGCCTCACCAACCTGGTGATCGCGATGGCCGCCAGCGGCCTCGCGGATGGTTCGGTCGGCATCAAAGACATCAATTTACCCAAGCTTATCGAGTCAATTTCCGGCCGCAAAGCGCCCGCTTCCTCCCCAAAGCCGGGCGAGACATCTCCGGAGAGCCCGAGCCCCGCCGTAGATTCGGATGAGGCGGCAGCCGAAAAGCTCGTGCGCGAAGTGGACAAGATCCTGGGAGTGGCGAGATGAGCGATCCGAACCCCAGAGACTACTTCCTGCCATACCAGGTCCGCTGGCTCATGGATGAGGCCAGGCGGAAAATCTGGGAGAAGTCCCGCCGGATCGGCGCCACATACGCACAGTCGTATGAGGATGTCCGGGATTGCATTCGCAAGCCCGGCCTGCCGGTTTGGTTTTCCAGCGCCGACGAGTCCGCCGCCAAGGAATACATCCTCTATTCGGAGAAGTGGGCTCAAATCTATAAAAAGGCCGGCGAGATTTTGAGCCTCAAGGAAGAGGTCCTGGATGAAAAAAACGATGTCAAGGCGTTGGTTCTGAGACTCAAAAACGGATCGCGCCTGAACGGTCTGTCTTCGAACCCGAAGGCCTTCCGGAGCAAAGGCGGCAAGACCGTTCTGGACGAGTTCGACTGGCACTCCGATCAGCAACGCATGTACGCGGCGGCGAAACCTTGCGTCACCTGGGGATTCGATTTGCGAATCCTCTCGACCTATCAGTCGGCCGCCGCCCTCTTCGCCCAATTCGTCCGCGACGCGAAAAAGGCGATCTTGGAGGGCCGAAAGCCCACATTTTCGCTGCACACGGTCACCATCTTCGACGCTGTGGAGCAAGGGCTCCTGGACCGAATCGTGGGCCGTTCAAGTTCGGATGAAGAAAAAAAGGCCTGGCTCGCCGAAGAACGCGAATCCTGCGGCAGCGAAGATATTTGGCTCCAGGAGTACTGCTGTATCCCGTCCGACGAAAACGACGCATTTCTGACCTGGGACCTCATTCGTCCCTGCGAAAGCGACAAGGCCGGAAGGCCGGATCTCGCCGGGCACGGCGATTTCTACGTTGGAAACGATATCGGAAGGCGCAAGGACCTGGCCGTATTCTGGGTCTTGGAACTTGTGGGGGACGTCCTCTGGACGCGCGAGGTCGTCTTGATGCGCAAGGCCTCTTTTGCGGCCCAAGACGATGAGATGGACCGGATTGTCCGGAGGTATAACCCCCGCCGCATCTGCATAGACCAGACCGGCATGGGCGAAAAACCCGTCGAGGACGCCAAGCGGCGCTACGGCGAATATCGCGTCGAAGGAGTGCTCTTCACGGGACCGGTCAAGCAGGAACTGGCATTCGGCCTGCGGCGCAAGTTCGAAGACCGCCAGGTCCGCATCCCGGTCGATCAGGGCATAAGGCGCGCGCATCACGCCGTCAAAAAGACAACCACGGTTGCCGGCAACATCAGGTTCGACGCCGAGCGCACCGAGGCCGGCCACGCGGACGAATTCTGGGCGCACGCCCTGGCCGCGCATGCGGCGGGCGGCCGGACCTGGAAAATGGAATATACCAGCGAAGGGACGCGGGAGACGACCCGCACGCATGATTATGGCCTCCCGCCCGGCGGCAGGCCCGATGTCGTGGGATGGTGAAAGAGCCGAATGCGGGAGCACGGAGCATGGAGCAAGAAGCATGGAGCAAGAAGCATGGAGCAAGGCTCTTCTTCTCGCTTCCCGCTCCTCGCTCCTCGCTACGGAGTTTAAATGGCCGATAAGCCGATAAAAAGCCAGATCGTCACCATACAGACCGACCCGCTGCCATATTGGTATGGCGGGGTGATGATCAATACCGATGAGACGCTGATCACCAGGGGCGGCGGGCAACCCTATGGCCTTGCGATCTACGACCAGATCGAGCGCGACTGCCATGCGGCCGCCGTGCTTAACAAGCGCAAAATGGCCGTGGTCTCAAAAGAATGGGAAGTGTTGCCGGCGTCCCCTTCCCGGAAAGACGAAAAAGCCCGCGACATCGTTCACGAGCAATTGAAAAATCTCAACTTCGACCGCGTGTGCCTGAATCTTCTCGACGCCACCCTGAAGGGTTTTTCAGTGGGCGAAGTAATGTGGGAAACGGACGGCGCCGAAGTGGTCGCCAAAAGTGTCACGCCGTTGCCTCAGCGCCGCTTCTGGATGGACCTCGCCGGAAAGCCGCGCCTTCTCATGATCCAGAATGTCTGGCCGGGCGAGGAACTCCCCGACCGAAAAATTATCGTCCACCGGTTCGGCGCAAAGCAGCATGAACAGCCCTATGGCCTTGGCCTTGGATATGCCCTGTTCTGGCCCACTTTCTTCAAGCGGCAGGACATCACCTTCTGGCTTCGCTTCCTGGATAAGTACGGAGACCCGACCACAATCGGCAAGTATCCGCCCGGGACCGGCATCCAGGACCAGGACGACCTCATGGCCGCTCTACGCGCCATCGGCACGGACGGCCGCATCATCGTGCCCGATAACGTGATGGTGGAACTCCTGGAAGCCACCAGGGCCTCGTCGGTTGACTCGTATGAGAAGCTCGCCCGCTACATGGACGAACAGATATCCGAATGTGTGCTCGGCGAAACCCTGACCACCAACCTGCGCGGAGGCGGGAGCCTGGCCGCGGCGGCCGTGCATGACGAAGTGAGGATGGAGATTTGCAAGGCGGACGCCGACCTGCTCTCGGACACGCTAAACGACACTCTAGTCGCCTGGATTACCGTGTTCAATGTGCCGGGCGCCAACCCTCCCAAGATCTGGCGCGACTGCGAAGATCCGGAAGACCTCAAGATGAGGAGCGACCGCGACGTCAACATTTACGACATGGGCTTCGAGCCGGACGAGACTTACATCAACGAGACTTACGGCACGGGCGTGGGCAAATGGACGAAGAGGGACACGTCGCAAGAGGCAGCGGCGCCCAAAGCCCCGCGCACTACGCCGTCGAATTACGGGGAGCTGGAAGCGGGGAGCGGGAAGCGGAGAGCGGTGCGTCGATCCATGCTTCCTCATCATTCGAATACTTGTCCTCACTGCCATACATCATTTGCCGGCGAGTCACGCGATCATCATCCATCACTCATCATTCATCATTCCGAAGACACGCCGGATCGCATTGCGGAGCCGACATCCGCGGCTGCCGGCCCGATGACGGACCGCATGATGGACCCGGTTCGAAAGCTGGTCTTTTCGGCCCGGAGCCTTGACGAGATAAGGGACGGACTGCTCGACCTGTATGGCGAAATGGACCCGCGCGACCTGGGAGCGCTCATGGCTCAGGCCATGATGCTCGCGGACGTCGAAGGCCGCTATGAGGTTTTAAGGGGGGAATAGGATGCACCGCAGAGACGCAGAGTGCGCAGAGGAAGGGAAAAGTTATTGCTTCGGCGAAGCGCTTGAATGCGCGAAGCGGGGACAGGGATTCAGGCTTCCCGCGTGGAGTCCCGAGGTCATCATCCGCGCTCAGTATCCTGACGCCGGGAGCGCGAACACGGCGCCTTATCTGTATGTCACAAGCAGATTTGGCCGGGTTCCCTGGATACCCACTATGATCGAAATTTTTTCAGAAGAATGGGAGATTGTTTGATTCATTCTCTGCGATCTCTGCGTCTCAGCGGTGAGGGATTTACCCAATGATCCAAGCCGATTTGAAGCTCCCCTTCCAGGAACAGATCGATTTTTTCCGGTCGAAGGTCGATATCCCGACCCGGAGCTGGAACGACCTGTGGAAGGAGCAGCACGCGAAAGGCTTCATGGTCGCCGGAGCCGCGCGAGACGAGATCCTGGCCGATTTTCGCGAGGCCGTGGATAAGGCCATCACCCAGGGGACGACCCTCGAAGAATTCCGGGACGACTTCGATCAAATCGTCGCCAAGCACGGCTGGAGCTACCACGGAACGCGCGGATGGCGGTCCGAGATTATCTACGACACGAACATCCGCACGTCGTATGCGGCCGGCCGATACAGGCAGATGACCGATCCGGACGTCCTCGCGCAGCGCCCGTACTGGGAGTACGGCCTTTCTTCCAGCGAGCGCAAGCGGCCGCTGCACCTGTCCTGGGTGGGGACCGTGCTGCCGTGGGACGATCCGTGGTGGAGCGCGCATTACCCTCCAAACGGGTGGAGATGCAAATGCCGCGTCCTACCGCGCTCGGCCGGGGACCTGCGAAGGGAGGGCAAGGCCCTTTCCCCGGAGGCGCCCCCTTCCCCTATCGACCCCAAGACGGGCGAACCGGTGGGGATAGACAAGGGCTGGGGCTACAACGTCGGAAAGGCCGCCTGGGGCGAAGGAGAGACGAAACTCCTTCAGGAGGAAAAAGGAAAGTGGCGCGACTTGGTCTCCTGGGGACCCGAAAAATACGGCAGGCCCGAGCGGATCGCCGTGGACATGCCCAAGGCGAGCCCAGGGCCAACGGTTAAGCCGGGAGATATGGCGGCGCTCAGGGAAGTTTTCCGAAAGGCGGTGGGAGGCGACTCGGTATTCCTGGAAGACCCGAAAGGGGAGACCGTGAACGTCAACCAGGCCATTGTCGAGCATGTCGCGGAGCCTCAAAAGCGATGGGACGGCCGCGAAGCTTATTTCCCTTTGATCCCGGAGCTTATCGAGGACCCTTACGAGATCTGGATCAACTTCGCGCAAAACGAATTGTCCGGGCGCGTGGCACTCCGCCGCAACTACATAAAGGGCGTCCGGTTAGGGAAGAAAAGCCATGTCGCCATGTCGGCGCAAATCGAAAACGGCCTGGTGACGGGCCTGAACGTTCAAGCCGCAGCGGAGGATTCCATCCCCTCCCGCTCGCGCAAAGGGAGGCTGATTTATGCAAGGTAAACATGCCGCAAAGCTTTTTGTTTTTAAAATGGCGCTTTTGGTTTCTCTCTGTGTCGCCTGCATCTGCGTGGCGAGCTTTCCCGCCTTCGCGCAGGTCGCCAACAAGACCGGGTACGGCGGCGGAAACGATCAGGGCCAGGTTGCCACCGACCAGATTGGAAGCGGCCCCTGGCTGTTTGACGAAGCGAATTCGGGCGAGACGAGCACCTGGTTAAAGCAGACGACTACGGCCCCTCTCGCGGGATCGCTGCTTACCAACGGCGCCATGATTTCCAATATCACCGGATGGACCGGGGCGCACTGGGCCTACAGTTCCGCCAATGGCGGCGAGGCCCTGCATACTGCCGGGTCCGGATATACCGCGGCACTGTCTTCGGCCAATGCCGTGGTCTCCGGGCAATCGTACGTCGTCGCCTACGCGGTCCAGTACGGCACTGCGGGAAGCGTCACCATGTCCTGCGGGGGACTTACCGACTCCGCGAGATCGGCAGGAGGGACCTACACCTTTTACGGAACGGCCACGGCGACGACGGCCATTGCCTTTACTCCGAGCGCCACGTTCGACGGGGCCGTGCAGCTCGTCTCCGTTTATGCTCAGGGCCCTGCGCTGACTTCGTGCGGAACCGCGCCGTCTCTAGCGCAGGGAAGCAGCAGTGTCGCCGGGATCGTGACTATGGGCTCCGGATCTCCCACGGCCTGCACAGTGACTTTCGCAACGGCTTTCACCAATACGCCGGCCTGCATCGTGACGCCCGCGACCGTATCGGCGGCGGCGGTGATGCCCACCATCGCGGCATCCAATACGGGATTCACGGCGTCGTTTTCCGCTACGGCCACGGCCCCGGCTACGGCCCCGGCCACAACGACGGGCTTCAACTACATATGCGTCGGAATTAACGAATAAGGCATTCACCGCAGAGGCGCAGAGACCCCGGAGGGCGCAGAGAAAATGCCTGATGAAACCAGAGCAGCGCAAGAAAAAGGGTGTCTCGCGCGAAGCCGCGAAGAACGCGAAGGAAAAGCCACGAATGCGAAATTTCAGTTTCTGCCTTTGCCCTTGCTTCGCGTCTTCGCGTGAAACAAATCTCCTTTCCCCCCTTTCATAAAGGGGGGCAGGGGGAATTTTGAACGGAGTACGGCAATGCCGGCTTTGATCCGCATCCAAATAGACGACCGCGAGGTCGTGAACATGCTACACCGCCTGCGCTCGAAAATGGCCGATATGTCGCCGTTCATGAAAAATGCGGGCGAGATACTGGTCGAGGGCACAAAGGAGCGCTTTCAAAGCCAGACCGATCCCGAAGGCAGGCCCTGGAAAGCGCTAACGCCTGCCTACGCCGCGGCCAAGAAGAAAAACAAGGGCCGCATACTGACGCTTTCGGGACAACTCGGCGAGACCATTCGCTATCAGTTGAGCGGAAGCAGCACGGTCCTGGTCGGCTCGAATAAGATTTACGCCGCCATTCACCAGCTCGGCGGCAAAACGGGGCCGCGCACCATTCGGCCCAAAACGAAGAGGGCGCTTTTCTGGCCCGGAGCGGCGCGCCCGGTCAAATCGGTCAGGCATCCCGGTTCCAACATTCCGGCCAGGCCGTACCTGGGCGTCGGGGAAAGGGACCGTGCGCGGCTCCTGGAAGCCGCCCAGCATTATATGACTCAAAGTTAACCCGAAAGGACATCGCGCAATGACAGAGCAAGGCAAAGTCAAGTGGTTCAACGATCAGAAAGGCTACGGGTTCATTACGACGCGGGCCGGCCAGGACATCTTCGTGCACTACTCCGCGATCCAGGGGACCGGCTTCAAGTCGCTGAGCGAAGGCGACGATGTGCAGTTGGAAGTGGTAGCCGGCAAAAAAGGCCCCGAAGCGGCGAACGTCAGAAGGACATGAAGCAAGGAGCGAGGAGCGAGAAGCATGAAGAAAGGCTGGAAGCGAGAAGCGGGAAGCGAGGAGCGGGAATGAAGGCGAAACTCTGGAAGCAAAGACGTTTTTCTTTTTTGCTCCCCGCTCCGATCTTTTAATTCCTGCTTCTTGCTCCCTGCTCCTTGCTCCGGCTCTTCAAGGAGGCACACATGGTATCTCTTAATTCCAGAGGGATGGCCCACGCCCGGGGGCTGATCGCGGCCGGCAAGGTCGACCGGGCCGGTTCCTGGTCCATCAGCGCCGAAGACGAAAACGCCATGCTGGGCAATCCCCCCGATTGGGGCGCGTATTCGGCGATGCATCTCGGCCACGACGCGGGGGCCAACGCGCAGACGAAGGAGGCCTGGAAGTACCCCTTCGGCAAGGCCGGCAAGGTATACCGGTCGGCCCTCATTGCGATCCGAAGCCGCGCCGGCCAACAGCACGCGGCCGAAATCGAAAACGCGGCCGGAAAACTCCTGGAGGCCCTGGACGGCAAGAAGAGGACCGACCTTGCCGAACAGGACGAAAGACGGATCGAAATCTTCCGCGCCGGACGCCATACGGCCATGAGCGGCGAAGTAATCGAGTTCGGCGCCGGCGACCTTCGGGCATCGGCATCGGCTTATGACCCTGGGATCCACGAAGCCCCGGTCGTAGTCGGACATCCCCGAACGGACGATCCGGCGTACGGCTGGGTAAAAGCACTCGAGTATTCGGACAACGGCCTTTTTGCAACCGTGGGCCAGGTGGATCCGGAATTTGCCGGCCTGGTTCGAGCCGGCCGATTCAAGAAGATTTCCTCCAGTTTTTACGCGCCCGATTCGCCTCAAAACCCGGCCCCCGGCGTCTATTATTTGCGCCACGTGGGCTTTTTGGGCGCGCAGCCTCCGGCCGTTAAGGGACTCAAGCCGGTGTCTTTTGCCGCGGGCGAAGAAGGCATGATCGAATTTGATATCAATATAAGCCAAAGGAGGGACCATCGGATGACAACCAAAGCATCGGAATTTCACGAGGGGACCGGCAGGCGCGCCGGCGGCATACTCAGGCGGATCCGGGAGCACATCCTGAGAAAGCACGGCCAGGACGAAGCCGACGAGACGGTGCCCAGGGAAGAGCTTGAGCGGCTGGAAGAGGAAGCGCGCCGCGAGGGCGAGAGCGTGAGGACGGAGCGCGAAGAGCATGCGGCGACTCATCAGCCCGGCTATGCCGAGGTGAGCGCCCTCCAGCAAAAGGAGGCCGACCTCAAACGCCGCGAAGCCGAATTCGCCGAGAGGGAGAAGGCGTTCGCAGACAGCCGGAAGGCCGCCGTGCACGATTCTCACGTCGACTTCTGCGTCCAGCTCGTCAAAGACGGGAAAATGCTCCCGGCGAGCAAGGACAATGCCGTGGCGATTCTCGATTACGCCGCCGGCGAAGGGGCGCCCAGCCTTGAGTTCGGCGAGGGAACGGACCGGGTGAAGATGGTCCTCTCCGAGGCCGTGAAGCTGCTCCTGGCGAACCAGCCCAAGGCCATAACCTACGGCGAGATCGTGAGGCCCGGGGATGCCTTGCCTGATGATGAAGACGGAATGCGGGAAGCCAAGGTCCGTGAGTACCAGGAAAAACACAAGGACGCCACATACAAAGAGGCCATGCTCGAAGTGTCGAAGGAATTCCCGCAACTCTTCGGCCTGGCCGTAAAGCCCAAAAAATAGTGAACAGTGAGCAGTGAGCGGCGAATAGCGTACTCCCTGCTCCGGCTCTTGAAAGGAGCGCATATGATAGGCCCGACCACAGGACTCGAAAAAGAGGTCAGCACCACCGGAACCATCGCACAGTTCACCCTGGCCACGCCGGCGTCGGACGACAACACGATGGAGGCGGCCTCCGGCCCCTCGGCTTATATCGCGGGGGTCTTCCAGTTCGCGCCGACATATGACCAGCCGCAGGTACGGCTGAGGATGAGCGGCGTTAGCTGGGTCAATCTCGGCGTGGGCGGCGCGACAAGGGGCAATCCCATCACGAGCGACGCCAGTGGAAACGGGATCGTCGCCAGCCCGGCAGCCGGGGTCAACAACTATATCGTCGGCTACGCAATGGGATCGGGAGTGCAGGGGCAGCTCATACCCGTGCACATCAATCCTCAGCGCATCCAGGGATAGGCAAGTTAATGCCGGGAGCGGCGCCGCCCCGGCGTTCCCCCGCCCTAAGCGCCGATTCGGGCGGGGGCGAACGCGTAGAACATTAGGCCTGAGAGCGGATCAGACGGGCCGAGCCAAGCAAAGCCCGAGGCCATTCGCTCCTTGAAAGAGAGGACGGACAATGCCTGAACCGCAGCAGCTTCATATTGACGTTGGTTTGACCAACCTATCGGTCAAGTACCGCAATGACGAACTGATCTGGAAGGAAGTGATGCCGATCGTAAAGGTGGGCAAGAGGTCGGATAAGTTCTGGGTCTACAATAAGGTCGATTCGTACACCATCGCCGACGACACGATCGGGCCGAAATCGCTTCCCAACGAGTACGACTGGGGAGCCACCGCGAGTCCCTTCCTGTGCACCGACCGCGCCCTTTCCACCTGGGTGCCTCAGGAAGACATCGAAAACGCGGACGCGCCGCTCCAGCCGATGGTAGATGCAAACGACTTCCTGAACCTGGCGCTGGACCTCGCGCAGGAAAGCCGGGTCGCGAACACGGTCTTCAACTCGAACAACTACGCATCGAGCAACGTGCTTGCGCTTTCCGGAACTTCGCAGTGGGACCAGAACGCGGGGAACCCCATCGAGAACATTCTGGGCGCGATCGAGGCGTGCTTCTATCGGGCGAACACGGTCGTGATGGGCGCCGATTTGTGGGCGGTCTTCCGCCAACTGCCCGCGATCCTGGATGCCGTGAAGTCCCCTTCCCGCTACCAGGATACCCCGGGCGGCGTGGCCACCGTCGAGGAAATGAAAGGCCTTTTCGACGTCAAGAACTGGCTCGTGGGGCGAGCCCGTTACAACACCCAGGGATACGGCCTTTCGGCCCAGTACGCGAGGCTCTGGGGCAGCGCCTACTGCGCCGTGCTCTTTGTCAACCCGAAGCCGGGCATCAAGACGATCACTTATGGCGTCACTTTCTCCGAGACGCTGCGCCAGACGTTCAGCGTGTTCGACGGCAAGCGGGGTATCAAGGGAGCGCATTTCCTGAAAGTAGCCTGGAACCAGTGCGAGCAGATTATCGCCCCCGATGTCGGGTACCTGTTCACGAACCCGATTTCGATTACGCCGACCTGGTAGAAAAGCAATGATGAATGATGAGTGATGAATGATGAATAAATGCCCTTAACCATTCATCACTCTGCGTTCTTCACTTACGGTTTAAGGAGAGCCAAATGACCCAAGTGGCAAACGCGACCCAATCGACCGACGAATATAATGTACTGCAGGCGCTGCGCCGTGACGAGGCGCTGTACACGCCGGGCAGTACCCTGACCTTGACCGAAAAGGACGCCGCCCCGCTGCTAAAAGTCGGGGCCATAGCGTCAACCAAGCCGGCCGCCGCGCCGCAAACGACCGCCAAAGACCCGCTTGCCGACATCGAGCAGATCGCGGCGAAACTGAGCCAGGCGGTCGCCGAGGCAAAAGAGGCGGCGCAGGCAGCGGGAGCCGCCGCCGATAAGGCCGGAGTTTCTGCTGTTAACGCGAAAGCCGCCGCCGCCGAGGCCAAAGCAGCAGCCGCGGACGCGAAGGCGACCCTCGCCGGCGTATCGGCGAGTCCGGCTTCCCCGCAAGCCGCTGGAGCCGCTGAATCCCAGGCCGGTTCCGAGCCGGGGGCGAAACCGGCCAAGGGAAAATAAAACTGCCGGAGCAGAGAGCGGGAAGCAGGGAGCAGGAATGAAACTGGTAGCGGGAAGCGAGAAGCGAGGAGCGAGGAGCGAGAATAAAGGCAGCTTTGTCTTTACTCCCTGCTCCCGGCGTTACTCCTCGCTCCCCGCTCCCTGCTCCTCGCTTCCAGGAGCGAAGCGACAATGAACTACTGCCAGATATCGGATCTACAGGCCGTCGCGCCGGCCCAGGACCTCATCGACCTGACCGACGACGCGAACACCGGATCGCCGAACGATGCGATCCTGACCCAGTACATCAGCGACGCGAGCGAGCTGATCGACGATTACTTGCGCGGCCGCTACGAGTTGCCCTTCGCGACGCCGCCGGGCCTTCTCATGCGGATCTGCCGGGCCATTTCGCTTTACGAATTATATTCGCGCCGCATTCGTCTGAATCCGCCCGAGGCCATAACGAAGGCGAACGAGAACGCGATCAAGCTCCTGGAGAAGATCCAAAACGGAACGATAGTGCTCGGCGTGGCCGATGCGGCTCCGGATACGCCCGATACCGGCGCGATCCGGTACAGCAGGGGCCGCAAAACGTTTACGGACCGGAAGCTTGCCGACTATTCGCGCGAGTGGGAGCTTGACTACCCGCTCGGGCCAATACCCGAATGAGGAGCGAGGAGCGAGGAGCGGGAAGAAAAGCTTTTCTCCGTGCTCCCTGCTTCCTGCTCCCTGCTCCGGTTTTTGGAGTGCCGTATGATCGTCCAAATTGAAGACGCCCTTGTCTCCTATCTCCAGTCTCAATTCGCCGCGGCGACGAGGATTGCGGTGCAAAAGGGCTTCGAGGGCATTCCGCAGCCGGGGATCTACATCTCGACCGATGATATCAGGTTCCAAAGGACCTCCAATAAGGCCCTCAGGCAGACGAACACGATGTCTATCGATATCATCTTCAAGGGGCTGAACACGGAGGCGCTTCGCCGGGCAGGCCTCTATGGCATCCTGGAGACCGCCGTGGGCTCGCTCGCGTTTCAGACGCTGGGCCTGCCCATTCATCCGCTGGAGCCGAAATCGTGCCGGAACGTGACAACTGAAGAGATGCTGAGGGACGGGTTCATCGCCTACACCCTGGACGTGGAAACATGGTACCAGGTCGACAAAATGGAGCCTACGGTTGCGCCCGAGCTGCTCGCGGCGTGCTTTAAATTCTACCTCAACCGGGACGAGGAGCGGGAAGGCGCGCCCCCGGACCTGGAGGGCCTGATAGAGACGCCCGGGAGAGATCGCGAATGAGGAAGCTTCACCTTTTTACTATTTCCCTTTTCCTTTTGATTTTTGCCCTATGCCCGACGCCGGCTCCGGCGCAGCCTCGCACTCCGAACCTTGGCCTCATCACTCTGCCGGGGGAGGCTCGTGAATCCGCCGTCATCAACCAGGACCTGATTATCCTGGATACCGCCGTGGGGCGCAAGGGCATCCTGAGCATCCCCGCGCAGCATTCCTTCGCTTCCTCTTCCGCGGTCGACGCTTACTGGAGCACTAACTTTATTTCGCTGGTCGGCGCCGGGCCCCATCAGACATTTATCCTGGTGTCCGTCGGCTGGGCAAACCAATTGTGGGCATGGCAAGGGCAGACTCACCCGGCCACGTACAATAATGTGTTTTGGGCCAACGTCACGGCCCTGTTCGTCGGACCGCAGGCGCCGACGACCTTTGCCGGCCTGCCTTCCTGCGGGCCGGCGCTGGCGGGCGCGGCCATGACGATCACGGACGGCCCGGCGTCTCCGGCATGGCATCAGAGCGTTTCGGCCGGAGGCGGATCGACGGTGATGACGCTATTCTGCAACGGAGCGAATTGGACGGTGGAGGCGTATTAGGTTTGAGGATTTCAGATTTTAGATTTTCTGCGCGGCCTTCGCGTCTTCGCGTGAAACAAGGCTTCTCCAAATCTAAAATCTCCAGATCTAAAGAGCCACTTGCAAAACTCAACAAAGCCGTCACCCCGGCGAAAGCCGAGGTCCAGAGATTCCTGAAAGGGGTTTTTTATGAAAACGGTCTTCTCGATCATTCTTGCCGCCGTCTTTCTTGCCGCCATCGGCGGCGCGGCGCTTGCGCAGGCCCCGGTGGATACCGCGGTGGGCGCTTCGGGGGCAACGGGCCAGGGGACGATCACATCGACGGCCGCGCTCATACGCGACATACCCTCGGGAGGCCATTTCAGGCTCAGTTTGATGGTCTCAAACACCGGGTCGAGCACGCTCTGGTGGGGATTCAACGGCACGGTAACCACGACGACCGGCAAGCAGCTTTTGCCGGGCCAAACCCTGACGTTGGACCGGTCCGTTACCCAAATCTGGGGCATTTGCGCATCCGGCCAGACGACGACCTTCGACTTCGCGGAGGAGTATAGATAATGAGAAGCTCCAAGGCTTCCATCCACCACTTATTGCCTGCCGGCCGCCGTTCCAGGCTCGCGCTTATTCTGCTCCTTTGCGTCGCGATGCTTCTTCCCGCTTTTGCCTGGGGCAGCGGGATCGAACCTGCCGGCCCCACAGGCCCCACGGGCGCGACCGGCCCGACCGGCCTGACCGGTGCGACAGGCTCCGCAGGGTCAACGGGAGCGACGGGGGCATCGGGATCCGCGGGTACAAATGGCGCTCCCGGATACGTGGTCCAGAGTTCTTGCGGAAGCTTCTCCACGACGGGACAATTATGCCTAGACGCCAGCGGCAACGTTTGGGGCTATAACGGCGTCACCCTTTTCCAAATTCCGATTGACGGCGGCCCGGCGAATTTTAGCCAAGTAGGTATAGGGACTGCGTACCTACCAGTGGTTATGCAATCTCCGTCGGCAACCGGAACCACTACGATAAATTGTGCAACAACTGGGTTAGCAGTGATTACTCCAACCACAGCGAGTCAGGTAGTCACCGTGGCATTTAGTAATCTACCTATAGCCAATCTTGTTACTTATGTCCGGGTTCAGGTAATTGCTCCAGCATCAGGTACTCAAAGTATTGTGTGGCCGACCAATTTATCTAGCCCTCCTCTTTATTGGACTACTGGTGTATCGGGACAGTTGACTGCTCTAACAGCAAATAAGCATTATGAATATATGCTTGAGATTCAAAACGGAGTGATATTGGCCTCTATTATTTCGGAGGGCTTGTATTGATTATGAAGAGATATCTAATCCTTGTAATCCTTATAATTTCAACAAGTGTTTTTGCTGCTGGCCCCGAAACGTTTATGGATACTCTTAACACAGCGAAAAGTGATCTTATCTTAGATAATTTCGCCACTCCTCGCGCAGCCGGTGCAATAGGCGGCACGACGGCAGAGCCTTATGCGGGAAAGGGCACGCGGACTATCCCACATGACACCAATGGCGTGATGACCATTTCGAATGGAATGCTGAACTTTAACGGAACGGCAGTGACTTACAACGACCCCGTAATGACTAATAGTACCTCTATTACCCGCCAGCAAGGGCAGATAATCTACGCTAAATACATGGTGGCTCCAGGTGATTATCTTGGCTGGACAGGAGTGGGGCAACCAAGTGGTTCTTCTAATACTAATTTCAGTGTTTATAGAACCACAAGTAGCAGCCAACTTTATCTTACTTGGCCTTTGACTATCATTTCTCCTCTATTGGATAATACTTGGCAGGAATATATTACTGTCCTTCGTACCGCAGGGCAGTTTGTGTATATTAACAATGGTTGTATGCCACAGCTTCTTTTTGTGGAACACACTAATACTACCACTCCTTTGAATATTTACACAGGCAGGCCATCTGCAGGTGGCATAACTGAGGGGTATAGCGTATCAAGGCTAGAAGCTCCGACTCGCCTATGGACACCCCCCGTTCTTGCTTCGGATTCATTCAACCGTACAAACGGCGCTCCTGGCAATACAGATGGCCTTGGAGTTCCAGAACCGGGGGGAAGTGGTCTTGCTTGGACAGATATAAGTGGCACATCGGTGATATCCGGCGATAAACTTACTTTTTCTTCTCTTGGTTCTGGCTTGGGAATGACTCTAGTAAATACAGGTCAATCTCAAGTCTATACTGGAGGTAAAATCTATTGGTCATCTGGTTTGTGGGAATTGATAGTTGGTTATGTGGATTCAAATAATTACATATTGGTGACGTATAACGGAACAAATGTTGTTATCTCAACTGTAATAGCAGGAGCGGCTTACACTCTTTGCACAAGTGCTCAGTCTTATGTTGCTGGAGCACATCTTGATATATGGATAACAGAATTGTATTGTGGAGTATGGTATAACAATACTCCGATTTATATTGGCGGTCGATTGGATGGAACGGGAACCAATGTTGCCAACCTGACTCCTGCATTCGGAGGTACGTGGCAAGGGTTCGCGTCGACAAGTACCGCAAACGCTATCGCTAACTTTTACGTCTTTAGCGAATATCAGAACATCCCCTTTGTCCCTCAGATGAACAATAAAAAAGTCGCGATGATGGGCGACAGCAAAACTCAGTATGTATATAGGTTGGCTGGCGCGTTGTGGCAGCAATTAGGCCAGGGTTGGATGACTATCGACTTGGCGCAGGGTGCAACCGGCACGGCTCAGATGCTCGCCCGGTTTCCCTATGAGATTGCAGATAAAATTCCGTCCTACCCCTATGTTAATATAATGGCGGGCCAAAATGATTACGTAAACCAAACGGCAGCATGGATAGAAAACAATCTTCAGCAGATGTATACGCTTGCCCACAACGCGGGAACTAAAGTGATCGCCTGCACCGACACGCCCTTTAAGGGCAATGCAAGTTGGACATCTGCTCAACAAGCCGTTCAAGATGCTGTGCGCACGTGGATAATGACTGAGGCGACTAATGTGGATTATGTGGTTGATCTCTTCACGGTTTTGGAAGATCCGAATAATGCAGACTACCTTCTTGCAGCCTATGACTCAGGAGATGGTGTGCATCCAAGTTGGGCGGGATGTCAGGCGGGGGCAGCGGCAATCGCCAGTACGGTTAATTTTCGGTAGGTCACGTAAATACATCGTATACGGAGTCGAAGGCTTTGATGCCCGCTGGCGGGTGAAGGTGGAGGCTCGGCAGTGAAGGCGAAAAGGGAAAGATTCATGTGGGACTGGCTGCCCGGGGTTGAGAACAAACAGCCCGGATGCTTGTTCGGACTCTTATGCTGGGCAAGATTCTTTGAGGGAGTTCATAGATAAATCACCGCAGAGCTTCTGCGGTGAATTCAAAAGGAGGGCAAGATGCTAGTCAAAGCCGCCCCTGGCACGAAATGCCCCAGGGAAGGATCACCGAAGAAATACATAACCGATTCGCCCGAAAACGTGCCCGAAACGACGTATTATCTCAGGCGTATCCGCGACGGATCGCTCGCAAGGGCGGACGCGGCGCCCCAGGCTGCTCAGAAGCCCGATGCGCCCGCTTCAAAGCGGGCCGCGCCAAAACCTGAAGCCGCGCAACCATCTGCCGCCGCGCCGGCTCCCAAGCTGGCCACCGCCGCCAAAGGAGGTGAATGATGCCGTCTCCCAATATCCAGTTCTACCAGATCCCAAGCGGAATCAGGACGCCGGGCGCCTATTTCGAATTCAACTCGCTCCTGGCCGTAAATTCGCTGCCGGCGAACGTCTACACGGTGATGATCGTTGCGCAGATGCTGGCGGCGGCCACGGGCATCTCATCTTCTCCGGCCCTGGAGATAGGTTCGACTCCCCAAAACGTGGCGAACGGCGCTTTTAATTTCTCCATTGCCGGGGTCCCCTATTCCAAGGCTGCCGTCGCCGCCGGTACGGCTATCGGCGCTGAAACGATCCCCGTGAATACGTGGGGCCTATGGCTGCTGTCCATCGCCGCCAATGGGACGGTCACGCTGACTCCCGCCGCGGAAAATGCCTATGGGTACCCCACGGAAGCTCTTGCTATTGCCGCCATGCCCGCGCTGCCCGCCTCATCGGCAGCTATGGGCTACATTACCGTCATGAGCACGGCCGTCGGCGGGTTTGTCGCCGGCACGACGAGCTTGGCTGCTAATGGAGTGACGGCAAACTTTTACAACGCTCAGATAGCTTCCTCCGGATCGGCCACGCCCGGGGTCCCGGTGCAGGTCTTCTCGGATGCGATGGCCGCGCAGTATTTCGGAAACGGATCCCAGGCGCACCGGATGGTGAGAGCGGCCCTCAAGGCCAATCCGACTCTTACTCTTTTTGTGTGCCCGATCCTGGACGCCGCTGTCGGGGAGCCGCTCGCGGCAACGGGCACGATCACCCTCACGGGGGCTCCGACTGCCTCGGGTACCCTGACCGTCTTTATCGATAACGACATGCTCCAGGTGGGGATCAGCCTGACCGATACGCCCACGAGCATTGCCGAGAACCTCGGAGATGTTTTGGCCACCAGGCCCGACCTGCCGGTGAGCTATGAGGTGGCCGACGGGCTCGTGACCCTCACGGCGAAAAACAAGGGCACGGTCGGAAACCAGATCCAGATCAATGCGTCCGTCACCGGGACGGGAATCACGGCAACGGTGGCCGCGATGACCGGCGGCGCAGTCGATCCCGCCGCTAATATCGCCGCCGCCCTGGCCGCGTGCTTCCCGGGCAATTATTCCCTCTATGCTACGCCGTATAACGATGAGACCAATCTCCAGGCATTGCGCACGCAGGTGGAAGGCGTATCGGCCTACAACCAGCAGCGCGGAGCCACTGCCGTCTACGCTTTCACCGGGTCTCTTTCCGGGGCCACGACCCTGGCCGGAGAGACAAATGACGGTCGGATTTGCGGACCATACCTGCCGGGCACGTTCAGCGCGGCCTTCGAAGTGGCGGCCGCGATGGCGGCCGTGATGGCGTCGTCGACGGACCCGGCGATGCCTCTTAATACCCTGCCGCTTCCCGGCATAGGCGCGCCGCCCCAGGCTGACTGGCTCACGCAGACTGAAGTGGAGGCGCTCCTTTGGAATGGAGTTACGCCCCTGTGCGTTGACGCGGATGGAAACGTCGCCATAGTCCGCGCCATATCGACCTATACGACCAATTCTTCCGGGATAGCGGACCCGAGCCTGCTCGATATCACCACGATCCGCACGCTCGATTATGTGCGCCTGGCGTGCCGCACCCGATACCTGTTGAGATTTCCGCGCGCGAAGCTAACGCCCAAGATGCCGGCCAGGGTCAGGACCATGCTTCTGACCGTACTAAAAGATCTTGAGGACCTGGAGATAGTCGAAAACGTCGATGCCAACGCGCCTGGGCTGATCGTTGAACAGGACAGCCAGAGCGTGACCCAGCTCGACGCTAAGATACCGGCCAATGTCGTGCCCGGCCTGCATGTGTTCGCGGGCAGGATCGATTTGCTTCTTTAGGAGCAGGGAGTGGGAAGCGGGGAGCGGGAAGAAAAGCGATTTTTCACCACGGAGGCGCAGAGGGCGCGGAGGAGATGCAAAAATGAATAGAAAAGACTGCCAACATTTTCGCTGTTTCTTTTGCGTTGTCTTTCTCTGCGCACTCTGCGTCTCTGCGGTATGCTCCGCGGCGTGCTTTTCTGCCGATATTTCAGCGTACTTCAGCCCCAACGGCGGCGCGACGGACGCCCTTGTCCGGGAGCTGGCCACCGCGAAGGTCTCGGTTTATGTGCAAGCGTACAGCTTTACGAGCGCTCCCATCGCCCGGGCCCTGGCCAATGCGGCCGCCCGAGGCGTCAAACTGGGGGTCGTCCTGGACAAATCGAACCTTACCGGCAAATACGGCATGGCCGATTTCCTCGTCCATCACGGCATAAAACCGCGTATCGACAGCGCTCATGCCATCGCGCACAACAAGGTCATAATAATCGACGAGGCGGTCGTCATAACCGGGAGCTTCAATTTCACGAGGGCGGCCGAGGAGAGAAACGCGGAGAACCTGCTGGTGGTCCGCGACCGCGATCTTGCCCGAAAGTATCTGGATAACTGGCGAAAACACGCGGCCCATTCGGCGCCGTATGAAGGGAGGTAGATAATGTCCGAATATGTATCGAGAGTGCTCCTGGAGGTAAACGGCCAGGACATCGAGGATTTCGAGTCGATCCAGGAACATGAGTTCGAGCTTAACCGGCAGGTGAAGCTGATGAACCAGACCGGCCATTGCACCGTCACGCCCCGCTATGGGATTACGGTTGAGTACGTGATCCCTTCGGACTCTCCGGAGTTTGATTTCATGACGGTCGCGAACGGCACGCTCACCATCGACTATCAGAACGGCACGCGAATCACCTACTCGGGCGTCTATATCCTGAAGGTCGGCGGCAAGTTCGACGTGGAGAAGGAGGCGCACCGCAATATCGACCTGGGCGCCACGGCAAGGCTGCCGGAAACTTCGACGCAGTAAGGTGGTAGACGGTGAGCAGTGAAAGAGAAAAGCTGTTTCACTGCGAAGCCGCGAAGCCGCGAAGAAAGTCAAAAGTGGGAAAAATAACTCAAAATGGCCTCCAGGAAGCGGAGTTTTCGAGCTCGAAATCAGGGGTAAAGTGGGATTTTTAAATTTTGCTTCGCGGCTTCGCGCCTTCGCGTGAAACAAAGGAGTGAACGTGATTACGGAAAAAGGAACTCTCCCGATAGGAATCGAAAGGGACGGCAAGTACCATCGTGAGTTCGAAATCAGGCCGGCGCTCGTGCGAGACACGGTTGAAGTCGCCGGTGAACAAGAGCCCCGGAAGATCGAAAATGCAAGCTTCTACGGGCTGGCCCTGACGGCCAAGCAGATCGTCCGGATCGGGGAAATAAGCCCCGTCAGCGCGGACATGCTGATGGAAATGCTTGATGAGGATTTCGGCGAAATAGCCAGAGCAAAAGGGAGGCTGGCTGCGCGCCTGAAATCGTTTCACGGCGAGTCCGCGGACCCAGGAGAGCAACGCCCGGCAGACGCCGCGGCAGGAGGTTCGCCTGATGAGAAAGCTGATCCTGGCCCTCCTCAAGATGCGGCTGCCGATGGACCGGGTGCTTGATATGAGCGTCCATGAAGCGCTGGAATACTGCGAGGCCTGGTCCGATCTGACCGGGCAAAAGAAGTCCCAAAAACACCTGGTGTTGAGGAAAAAACAGTGAGCAGTGAACGATGATGGGCAAGGACCTTTAAACATTCATCATTCATCGCTCGTCATTCATCATTGGAGCCAATGTGGCTGGTAACGCTCTAAAAGTCGCCCTTACCTTCACCGCCATTGATGCGGCATCGGAGGTGGTCCGCGTCCTCGAGAACAGGATTTTGGGACTCGGGAAGGCGGGAGCGCAGGTCAAAAAAGACTTCGAGAGCATGGTCTCCAACACCCAGGCTGGGCTTAAGTCTTTGGCCGCGTCCTATTATTCGTTCGGCGAACTCAAGCCCGGAATAAAAATCGCGGCCGACATGCAGACGGCGATGACCGAGCTGGAGATGAGCCTTCAGCGTAGCGGCAAGAATGCGGCCGACCTGGTCGATGAACTCAAAAAGTTCAGGGGCGAGGCCGAGCGGCTCCAAAAAATACATCCCTTCGGCGCCAGGGAAATGGTCGAAGCGGAAACCGTCCTCGTCCAGGCCGGCATGAAGCCTGCGGATATCCTGGGCGGCAAGGGCGCGGCCGCTTCTTCCGCCATGCTCGCCACCATTTCCCACAGCGACCCCAAGACGATGGCCCAATCTCTTTCCAGGATCGGGGCCGCATTCGACCTGAAGGGGAACCAATACTGGGATCTTGCCAATTTCATGCAAAAGGTGGCTACCAGCACGCCCCTGAAGATTCCCGAGATGATGGAGGCGCTGAAGTACTCATCCCAGATGTCCGCGGCGATGAAGCTCGACCTGAAGGACACCCTCACCGCCCTCGCGGTCCTCACCGCCAAAGGCGCTCCCGGCTCGATGGCCGGGACCGAGACGTCCGCTTTCCTTATGCGGCTCACCGGAGCGACCAGGGGCGAATCCAAAGCGATCAAGGAAGCCGGTTTCGAATTCTGGGATGAAAAGGGTAATCTCAAGAACTGGGATTCGCTGATAAAGGAACTGCAGGGAGAAGGCGCGAACCCCAAGATTGCCGGAAAGTCGATGCAGGAACTGATGACGCTTCTCATCAAGATTTTCCAGATGAGGGGCGAGCGCGGCGCGTTGGCTCTGGCCGGGCGCGGCGACAACTCTTTTGCGGAGATGCGGAAGCGAATCGAGGAATCCTCGGAAGCTGAGCAAAAGCTGAGCACGAGGCTCCAGGACCTCAACGCGCAGATAACGGCCCTCGAAGGGACGACCAGGACCGCCGTCGCGAACGCCTTCGACCCGATGCTTCATACCCTGGCGGAGATGAGTAAGGTCGCGAACGATTTGGTCGATACGCTGGGCAAAGTCGCGGCCGAACACCGGCGAGTGACGGGAGGCCTTGACACGGCCGCCGCGATCGGCGTCGGAGGAGCAGCCGCCTATGGGCTTTACCGTCTCGGGAAGGGCGCGTACTCCGGCTCCAGAATGCTGGCGGGCTTGCGCTCCACCGCCTTGGGCGTGGCCGAAGGAAAAGCGCTCGAAAAGGCCGCGGGGGTAACGCCGGTGTTCGTCACCAACTGGCCCGACGGATTGGGCGGAAGCGCAATCCCTTTGCCGGGCAAAACGCCGGGCCTGGTCGACCGCCTCGGCCGTCCCATTGAAGCCGCCGTTTCGGGGGGCGCTGCCGCAACGGCCGCCGCGGGAGCTTCGACATTGGCAGCCGCCGCTGTCGCCACCGGAGTGGTCGCAGGCACGGCGCTCGCTCTCAAGGAGGCCGTCGATGCGTCCCAGGCAATCGGCAAGGGCGTAGCCGACTGGCAGTCGACGCTGCTGTCCGATAAAGAATTGCGTCGGCAACGGGCAAGACAAATGGTGATGGGAGGCGGACCGGCTTCCTACCAGATCGGGACCATTGACAGGGAACTGGCCGCCAGGACCGTGCAGCGAAGCGGGGCCGGGACATTCGCCGCGCTTGACGCCCATATTTCGGAGGTCGAAGCGCTGATCGGAAAAACAAGGCAAGAGGCCATGCCGCCGCAATCGGGCCAATCTTTGGCCGGGAAAGGCGCCGGCGCGCAGGCACTGACACAGATCTCCCACGCAATGGCGGACGACATCGCCGGTCGGAATCTGCACGTTACCGATACGGCGCTGGAGGGCCATATCGCGCGGGTCGAGGAATTGCTCGGTAAAAAGCCTAAAAACGAAATCACGCTCAACATTCGCGTCGACCAGAATGGACGCGTTACGAGTTCATCAAACGATCCGGACACTACGGCCAGGATTAATCTGAAGAGGGGCGACTTTTTTGAATGATGAATGATGAACGGACAATGATGAATGCGGAAAGATGAATGATGAATCAAAACAGAGCCTGGGCGAACAGTGAACGGCGAGCGGTGGACGGGAATCACGGTCCCTCTTGCTTCCTGCTCCTTGCTCCATGCTCCACGCTTTTTCATCATTCATCACTCATCATTCATCATTCTTCTCCCATCATTCCGCATTCATCGTTAGGGGTTTAAATGCCTGATTTGTATCCTGCATCATTAAACGGCATTCCGCTGGCGATCGAGACCATTCACGACGGCTTTTCGAAAGCCATCGCGCGCTATGAGTTTCCGTACAAGGACGGAGCCGAGCTGGAGGATATGGGGCAGAGGGCGCGGGTCGTGCACATTCGGTGCTACTTTTGGGACGCTCCGAACAGCCTGACCCCATACAATCTCCACATCGATCTCCTAAACAGCCTGGCGAACCAGACCCTGTTTGAGTTGGTGCATCCCGAGTACGGGCCGATCATGGGGTGCATCGACGCGGTGTCGGTGACTCAGGACGAGCGGCAGCGCACCGCCGAAGTGGAAATATATTTCGTTGAAAATCTGCGCGGCCCCACGCAGGTCATGCAAAACTATCCGGCCCAGGACGTGCTGTCCGATTGCGAGGATGCGTTTTCGACATCCATCCTGGAAAGCATCGCCGCGTTCGGGGCCGAGGCCACCGCAGTCCTGGGCGCCGAAGCATCCACGGTCGTATCTTTCGCGATCAATACCGCGGCCGCGATCCCCGGCCAGTTCAGCGGCCTCAGTATGAACGCCCTCTCCTTTGTCGAGGCCGTATCGTCCGGCGTAACAGCCCTTAACGCCGTCCTGCCGGGCGTCACGAACCCTGCGAACTCGGTCCTGGCGGCCATTCAGTTTCCGCGAACGCTGCCGGGCCTGGCCGTCCAGGCGGCGGCAAAAGCCTGCGAAAGATACATGATTTTGCGCCAGCCTCTCACCTCACAGCCGACGTCTTTTACATCGACCCTTGCAAGCGATTTCTCCGCCCTGCCGGCGGCGATTTCGCAAGCCGGCAACCTGGCAGGCGGCACTGCCGCCCCGGCCGCGATCCGCGTGAGCACGGTGACGCTCCCGAAGATAATCAATGCCCAGGCGGCGTCGGCCTGCGCCCTGGCCCTCGCCCAGGTCTACGCCAACGACCAGGCCAACTGGACCACCGTGGAGCAAAGCCAGGCGCAAAACAGCTTCGACGCGCTGGGGCGCTACATTTATCCCGATACGGCCTCTACGCCCCTCATGACGGTAGGCGACCTGGAGCAGACCCTTTCCGACGTTCGAACGCAGATCCAGGGCGCAATCGACTTTATGAGGGCAAACGATGTGCCGCCGAGCAGCGTCGCATCCGGCATCGAGGGCGCCGGGTCCACGATGAGCGGCCTGAAGCAGGCGGCGCTGGCTCTCCAGACGCAGGTCGAAAGCGAGATGCTGGCGCGGGAGACCGTGGTCGAAGTGGCCATCCCGAACCCGATGCCCCTGCATCTTATCTGCCTCATGGTCGGGCTTCCTTACAATGCGGCCGAGCAGCTCTGGGCGATAAACCGGGGCATAATGCAGAACCCCAACGCGGTAAGCGGCCCGGTTTACGTCTACCAGGCGCCCGGCGTTACCATCGCAAATGCTTACACGCCCGCGCCGCAAAGCACTACTGCGGTCCCGGCCGGGCTGGGATCGCAGCCTATGGGAGAAGGAGGTTTCGGTGATTGAGCGAATAGATACTCGAAGCAGGGAGCAGGGAGCAAGGAGCAGGAATAAAATCGTTTTTCTCCTCGCTTCTCGCTCCTTGCTTCTTGCTTCGTTTTTTTTCTCTGTGCTCTCAGTGTTCTCCGTGGTGAATTCTTACGCGACAACGCTGCCGGCAACGCCCAACCTCGGCCTCGGGCTGCCCTGGCATAACTGGGGCGCAAACGGAGAGACGCCGTCCTGGGACCAAATATACGACAACAATTTCGAGCTGATCGACCAGTGGGTGGGCGCCCACGAGATCGGCACAAATGTGCAGCCGTACAGCCCCAATCTCACTATCTTTGCCGGCATTACCCCTTCCGCCAACGTACGAACCTTTCTCGCCGCGCCTAACTTTGCGGCCATGCTGTCGGACCTGGGTGCGCAGCCTGCTCTTGGCTTTACCGCCGAAAATATTGCGAACAAGGACCAAAACGGGGGCTATGTCGGCCGTGATTCAAGCGGCAACGCTTCTATTCCCGGAAACTTTTCGGCGGGTTCCGAAACCATAGGATCTACAGTGCAAACCGTCCAGACGGCGGCCCAACTCGTAGCGGCAGCTAATTTCGCCGGGACGGTTGTGGTGACCAACTCGATTATGCTCACGGGCAATCTGACCATGACGGCCGGTCTGGATCTTAGATATACCGGCCAGATCGTTCTCGGCAATTACAACCTGGCCATCAACGGCCCATTTCAGGGTTCTTTGGGTTGTTTTGTCCAAACGGGCACCGGGTTGGTCAGCTTTGGAACGCCTGTAACTGCCGATCCGAGATGGTTTGGGGCGGAGTTCACGAGTGGAATTGATGATACGGCAGCGTGGAATGCCCTAATAGCAGTGGTTAATGCCGGGTCGGTAAAGGCCGTTTCTATCCCGGCGGGGACCAGCTATGTTTCAAGGCTGCCGAACCAGATCATTCCCCCCGCAGGTTTCAGTATGATCGGTGCGGGAATCGGTTCGAGTCGCATAATCTATACCGGAAGTGCATCTGGTGACATTCTCCATTTCGGCGGGACGTATCCGATCTCGGGATATTCCGCCTATCTATTTAGCGCGACGATTCAGGGATTTACCGTACAGGGCAGCGGGGCGACGGGCGTAGTGGGAATGGAAGTTGTCGGGATGCAGAACTGCGTAATCCGGGATGTGGAGGCCTACAATCCGTATGTCGGGGGTACGGGATTTCTGCTCCGGGGTCATTCCGAGTCTCAGTTCTACAACCTAGTGAGCATTTCCGACATGCCGCTTGCACTTGGTCCCGCAACTACAGCCGTGGGGGATGGTGTAGACCATTTCAGCTTCCACGGCCTAGATTTGTATTCAGCCACCAACAACAATCCTCTGATTACTGTTCTTTCCACCTCCACCGGCGGCGGGTTTGGCACTCTTTCGTTTACCGGCATGCAAGCGTGGATTGGTGGGAACGCAGGGTTCCAATATATCCAGCAGACAGGCAGCACAGCGGGGAATGCTGGTAATGTCAGCTTTGAAAATATCAGACGTGAGGACAATCCCCTCACGGCGGGAATCGGCATCAACGCTCATGCAAGCGGCTATGGCGTTGATATTGAGATGCTGGCGGCAAACGCCGTGCAAAAAGTGAACCTAAGAACGTGCCAATTATCCAGCAATAATGGTTCTGCCACGCTCAACGGCGTCAAGCTGGTTTCCGGTTACGTGAGCCTCTTGATGGAAGGCTACATGGATGGAGGCGGCTCGGGGCAGGTTGGTATCTATGCGACTTCATCGGGGCCGACAGATACCATCGAACTGATTGACAGCAATATGGGTGGTTCCACGCTTACCTTGACCGGCTTTAAACTGGCATTCCAAACCAATCTCCATCAGATATATGTTCCCTATTCTAACCCCGCAGCGACTTCTGTGCTCGGTCTGGTCTATCCCACCTGTGGTTCCTGGACAGTGGTGAATAATGCGACTCCGAGCGGTTGGACGGCCGTCGACATATCGTCGGCAGTTCCCACAGGGGCAAGGATGGTATGGGGTTATGCAACCGTGGCCGCATCGGGGAACTTGCTCATAAGTCCGATAAGATCGAGCGATTATACGACGATCACAAATAACAGCACAACCACGGCCCTTACGGTGCCGTTCGTGTGCTCGATAGCAACGGCGCAGACGCTTTACTACGATACGAATGGAACTGCCGCAACCATTGTAATTATAGGATATATGTAACGAGAAACCAATGGATTCTCTCGTATCTGGAGTCCAGATGGGCGGCGGAGCGGGGAGGGGGATTTAATGGGCCGCGAGGAGCAAGTGGCGGGTGCGGTACTGGAGGCGGCGCAGCCGCCAATTCAGGCGCAGGAGGCTTTTGGCGCTCTTCTCTTAATTACCTCGGGGTGCCGGAGGCTCCGGCGGACTGATAGCTCAGTGGTGACAAGGGACAGGAACAATGGATAGCGTCACTTTCACCATCAACGGCGTAAAGATCACAAACCTCCTCTCTTACAGAGTAGAAGCGAATCTTTATACCGCCGACCATGCGTTCAGCCTTGAACTCTCGCATCCCGAGACCAATATCGCTAAAGGCGCCCAATGCAAACTCATGGTCAATAACGAGTTGGTGCTGACGGGCATAACGGACAAGGTGACCAGAAGCTACGATAAATCGGGAGTGCGCCTTCAGGTCGAAGGGCGCGATCTTATGGGGCTGCTGGTCGATTCGTGCTGCGCGACATTTCCGACCCTAAAGGGGAAAACCCTCCCGAACCTGGCCGAGACGCTCCTGGCCAATACGCCTTTTATTAACCGCTCGCAGATAGTCTATCAGGAGGGCCTGCTCGCGTCCAAGCAGACGGGGGGGCAAGCTCAGCAATCATCCGCGACGCTTTCGTCCTGGGACACTCCGCAGGCATACGCGCAGGTCGAGCCCGGCCAAACGATCTTCGATGTGCTTTCCAATTTCGCCAAATCGCGCGGGTTTATGTTTTTCAGCTTGCCCAACGGCACGTTTGTGTTCGGGCGCCCCAAGTCCCAGGGCGCGGCGGCCTTCAACCTCGTATGCAAAAAGCCGGGTCCTAACAATAGTGTAATCTCGGGTGAAGAGTGTCACGACTGCTCGCGAGGCTTCAGCCAAGTGACGGTCATGGGGCAGCAGCAGGGGCAAAATTCCATTGCGGCAGCGGCCATAAACACGACGGCAACCGTCACGGACGCTTCGTTTCCGTTCTACAAACCGTATGTCACAACGAACAATAACGACCAGCAAAGCCCGGCGCTCCACGCTCGCGCCATCATGGAGAAAATGAAGCATGACGGCTACTCCCTGACCTATAAGGCATCCCGGCTCACTCAAAACGGAAAGGCCTGGACCGTAAACGAGCTGTGCCATGTAACGGACGACGTGCTCGGGATCGACGCGACGTATCTGATCTTCGGACGTGTTTTCGAGATGAGTCGAAACGGTGTGTATACCACGCTCAGGCTCGGCCCTCCGGGCCTGGTGGCTTGAAAAAGCGGGAGCGGGAAGCGAGAAGCGAGGAGCAGGAATGAAGGCAAAAGGCGAGAAGCAACGGCCGTTTTTCTCCTTGCTCCCTGCTCCTTGCTCCTTGCTCCGGGGTTAAACATGAAATTGATCCGCACCTTACTCACAAACGCAGCCGAAGGCGTCATCAAGCGCTTTTCGGCGACGGGGCGTGCGAACGAGACGATCACGGACCGCGAGATCTTCCAGCATTACGGCTTCACTTCGATCCCGCAGCCCGGCGCCGAGGGAATAGCGGTCAACGAAGGGGGGCACATTGTCCTGATCGCCACCGACGACCGGCGCTATAGGCTGGCGGTAGCTCAGGGCGCGGTGGCTCTTTACACGGACGAGGGGGACTACATTCTGCTGGGCCGCGACCGCAATATCACTGTCGTTGGGGGCACATCGGTCAAGGTGCAGACCCCCAAGCTGGAGATAACGGGCATGAACGGCGGCACGACCGAGGTTTCGATCAACGGGGATGTCGCCGTTACGGGGAACCAGTCGGTGACCGGCAATGTGACGGCCGGAGGCGAAGTCACCGGCAATCCGGTCGTGAGCGGATGAGGACGGACTCACCACGGAGCACACAGAGATCACGGAGAACGGCAAGATGGAAATTCCATCATTCATCATTCCAGCCGAGATGAGGTTCTGATGCTTTTATCTATTCACTGCTCACTGTTCCCTGTCCACTCGTCGCGGAGCGACGTATGCAGGTAGATTTCGCCATAGCCATTTCGAGTCCGCCGCTTCAGGCGAAGATGACGTTCGATGAAACGACGGATCTCGGGAATAACGTCTACCTGTCGCTCTGGACGCCGTTGGGGAGCTTCTTCCAGGATGAAAATTTCGGCTCCAAGCTATATCAGCTCAGGCGTTCGAAGAATACTGCCAAGACCGTTGCCCTGGCCGAGGCATGGTGCCAGGCGGCGCTTGCCTGGCTTATAACCGCGGGACGTGCGACCGCCATAGATGTCACGTGCGAGATTGTGCCGAGCGACCCCGTGTGGCAGATGCGCTGTGATGTGCAGGTCATTCAGGCCAACGGCCAGCCGGTGACCTTTTCCGTCTATACGCCGGTGGTGTGACGCGAGGAGCGGCAAATTGTTGATTCATCATTCATCACTCATCATTCATCATTGTCTTTGCCCATCACTCATCATTCATCATTGGAGCTAACGTGCTTCCAAACCCGTTCCAGATGGCTTTTGATGATATTCTGAATAATATCCTCACGGATTTTCAGAATACCTTCCCGAACGTAGACGTATCGAAGGGCACCCTCGCGTTCATGAAGGCCGCGGGCTATTCGTCTTCCCTCTGGGGTCTTTATAAGTTCCAGTCGTGGATCGCCAACCAGATCTTTCCGGATACGGCCGATGAATCCTGGCTCGACCATCACGGCTGGGTGTTCGGCCTGACTCCGAATGCGGGAGAGACGGCCTCTCAGTTCCTGGCGCGGCTCCTTGACAATATCCAGGAACCCCCTGCCGGCGGCAATAAGAATGACTATGAGACTTGGGCGGAATTAGTGCCCGGCGTGGCCGACGCCGTCTGTATCCCCCTGGGGCAGGGGCTCGGGACGGTGGACCTGGTGGTGCTTGCGGATGCCGAAGTCACCGGCTCGCAGATTCCCACGCCGGAGCTTCTTACGACAGTGCGGAATTATATCGTAGGCATTTGTCCCACCGATGTGCAGTACCTGCGGGTCCTGGCGCCAAGCGTCGTCGCTCAAAACGTCACGATGACGGTGACGGGCGCCTCCTCCGCTCAGAAAACTCAGGCCCAGTCGGACATAACCAGCTACATCAACTCACTCACTCCCGGCCAGACGCTTTCATTTGGGCGGTTGACGGCAATCGCGATGCAGGACGGCGCGACCGACGTGGATATAACCACGCCCCCGGCGAGTGTCACCGCGACGCCATATCAACTGATTCGGTCCGGGGTGATCAATGTCACTTAGAACTGGAGCACGAAACAGGAAGCAAGAAGCGGCAATGAAGATGGAAGCGAGAAGCGAGAAGCGAAAAGCGGGAATGAAGGCGAAAGCTGAGAAGCAAAAGCCGTTTTTCTCCTTGCTCCCTGCTCCTTGCTTCGTGCTCCGATCTTTTAATTCCTGCTCCTTGCTCCCCGCTTCCCGCTTCGTTTCTCAGGGGGCGAAACATGCCAGGTAACGCCGACGTCCTCAATGCTTTATTTCCGGTGACAAATCTTGGCGGGGTCTTTGCTGACGATATCGCCGTCGACGGAAGGAGTCTCGATGCGGCGCAGGCAGCCGCGCAAGGTCTTCTGGCGGAAATATTCCCGGATACGGCCGTACTGACTCTGCCGTCATGGGAGCGCATCTGCGGGATCGCGCCGGCTGCCGGCGCAACGCTCCAGGCCCGGCAGGCCGCTGTCGTGGCAAAGCTGCGGGCGCGGCCGGGGGACATCAAAAAGCCCTATTTTGTGAGGCTTGCCGCAAGCCTCGGATACGCCATAACGATCACGCCTTATAGGGCGTTTATGTCGGGATGGGGGCGCGTCGGCGACGCCGTTTACTTCGTTGTAAACCGCTTTCGATCGGGGGGCTCATTTGCGGGTGACGCGCTTTCGTGGGTGCCGGCTCAAACCGTTTTGCAAAACGCGTGGCTGGTCACGGTGGAAAACACTCCTATTTACAGCTTCCGGTCCGGCCAGTCCGCTTGCGGAGAGCCTCTGACCTGGTGGCGGGAGCCGACCGAACTCGAAACGATTCTAAACAATCTCAGGCCCGCGGATGTCCTGCTGGTCTTCGGCTACGACTCTTAGCGCTTCATCCCCCGGGCTAAAGCGGGGCAATGGAAAGGATTGGATATGGCAAAAACCGTGTTCGTGGATGGCGACCCCTCTCAGGGAGTCCTCGGTACGATCGTAGACGCGGCCTTCCTTAATCTCATTTTTCAGCACCGCCATGACGGGGCCAACCAGGACGGGTCCGCTCCGATAAATTACGCCCTCGATGATGGCGCCGCAAATGCCTACGTGTTCGCGCTCACGCCGGCGCTTACGGCGCGGGTGCTCGGAATGCCGATCTATTTCTCGGCTGCAAACCCCAACACCGGCGCCTCCACGGTTAACGATGGGCTGGGTATTGTCCCAATCAAACGGAATGACGGGACGCCCCTTCAGGCCGGCGACATTCCGGCGGCCGGGTCCATCATCGGCATAGCCTATGATGGGGCCGCCTATCGGCTCGTCTCCGGGGGCACCATATTGACAACCGCCTCTTTTGTCGCCGCTATTGCGAACGTGGCCGGATACATGGGGGCAAGAGAGCAGCCGCCAATCACCGTTGCAGACAATGCCGCGACCATCGACTGGTCACAGGGCAATACCGTTGTTGTTGTGTGCCAGAACAACTCCAACGCATGGACCCTTACGCTGGAAAACATGGTGCCGGGGCAGGTTTACAGGGTCAATTTCCTTCAAAATGCGACCGGTGGGGCGAGCGCGGCTCCGCTTCCGACCATCGAAGGGGCGCTTATCAGGTGGATCGGCGGAGCGGTTCCAACCCTTTCGACGACGGCTGCCAAAGTTGACGGCATGTCCCTTGAGTATTCGGGTGCGCTGGGGTGCTTTTTGGCTAATCTATCGAAAACCTTTTAAGGGGGGCGCCATGAAAAGGACGATCTCCGCGTTTCTTTTTGCGATCCTTTTACTTCTTTGGCCAAGCATCGGACACTCTCAGACCTACTATAACGTTTGCGGCGAATGCTTCAATTGTAGTGCGATGGAGCCAAGTTCAAATCCATGCGCGCAAGTCCTTTCGGGCGGCAGTTTGGGCGTTTCGGTGACTTGTGATCCAGGGATGATAGTCGATCAAATAATAGCCAGTTGCGACATCACGGTAGGCGCGCTTGGCGGAGCAACCGGATCTGCCACGGTCGAGAATGTGACGTCTTATTGTATGGTGACCGCGGGGTGCTACAACCCAAATCCAACGGTTACGTGCAGCGGATCTGGCGGGAGCGTAAGCCCGGCCAGCCAAACGGTTTCTGCGGGCGGAAGCGCCTCTTGTGCGATCACCTGTAATTCAGGCCTGGAGTTTCTTGGGTACGGTTCAAGCTGCGGCAGCGGAACCGGCACGGTTAGCGGCTTGTATGGAACAAGCGGCAGTTTCACCGCGACAGACATTACGGCCAGTTGCGGCTTTTCTCTGGGCTGCGGCACTCCTTCCCCCACCTATTACACGGTTACGCCCTCTTTCGGGACTGGCGGCGTTATCAGTCCAGGGGGAACGCAAGACGTGCAAGGCGGGAGCAGTGTGACGTTTACTATCACGGCGGACAGCGGGTATGGGATCTCGCAGGTGACGGTCGACGGCGTGAGCCAGGGGGCCATAAGCAGCTATACGTTCAGTGACGTGACCGCGTCTCATACGATCTCGGCCACGTTTTCGGGGTCCGGAGGGAGCGGAGGATCGGGCCAGGGGTTTATTTTCGATAGCCCGTAATCGGGACGGGGCGTGTCGGATGCACAGGAAAGCAATGAAGGGTCTTTGATGAGGAGCAGGCGGGGAGGATGTGAGCCCCCCCACCGACCCGCAGTTGGCGCTGCGGATCACAGCCGAGACTGCTGCTCCGCCCACGTGGGCGCGTGGAAAGTAGCAGGGGAGGCCATCTCCTGTAAAGGATATTACAAAAATGAGGAGTCCACTGTGCTGGATGGGCGGCAAGAGCCGGCTTGCCCAAAAGATTGTTGGCTTGATTCCGCAGCACGAGGCCTACGCCGAAGTGTTTGCCGGTGGGGCTTGGGTTTTCTTCTCCAAGCCTGAATCTAAATATGAATCCATTAACGACGTGAATTCCGACTTGGTAGTTTTTTACCGTGTGCTCCAGTATCACCTGGAGGAGTTCTGCCGGCAATTCAAGTTTCTACTATCATCACGGGAATGGTTCGGCGACTGGAACCGCCAACTCGCTGCCGGTGGCCTCACCGACGTGCAGCGCGCGGCAAGGTTCTACTATCTTCAACGCCATTGTTTTTCGGGCGACATAATTGATCGTTCCTTCGGCCGCAGCACGCTTAAGGCCCCACGAATCAATCTTGTCCGCATGGAAGAGGAACTGTCCGCGGTCCACCTACGCATGTCCCTGGTCACAGTCGAGAACCTGCCCTGGCAGCATTACATCAAGCGCTACGACTCGGCGAAGACCTTCTTCTACTGCGACCCGCCCTATTACGGCTTCGAGAGCATATACGGCAAGGACATCTTTGCCCGCGACGATTTCGCATTGCTGGCGGACTGCCTCGGGCGAATCGCCGGCAAATTTCTAATGTCCATAAATGACGTCCCCGACATCCGCGAGATCTTTGGCAAGTTCAATGTGCGTGAAGTCACGACGACGTATTGCTCTCGAAAGATAGCATCTTCGGCTAATGAGTTGCTTATCGGCAACTATGCGCTTTGATGGTTGTTTGGTGATTTACTGGAGGGAAAAAGTCATGCGCGGTTCCTAATGTCAACCCCTGCCCACCTGATATCATCCCGCCCTTATTTGTCTCTTCTATCTCCTGCGCAAGCAGCAACCCTACTCGTGCGCTCAGCTACCGCCACCCGGCCATCCCCTTACAGTTTTTCTCACCTTGCCTGCAAATATTCTCCGATTGTCTGCAAAGTTACAGTGGGCGTATGTTTTTACCGGACATCGGTGGCGGCCTTGCCGCCGGTTCTTTGAAAAATAAAAAAGGTTACAGGCTCTCCCCGTAACCCCTTTAATCTCCCTGGCAGGCCAGGAGGGATTCGAACCCCCAACCCCCGGATTTGGAGTCCGGTGCTCTAGCCGTTAGAGCTACTGGCCTGCGGGAAAAAATCTTATAACTGGTTTGCCTTTTCGATGTAAAGCAAAAACGGAACGCGAAAGGAGAACGGTTATCGGCGCCAAATCTCCATATTTCCCCTTCGTCTGATCCCCCGCTCGACCATCGGTCGACATCCAGGCCGCAGGTTACACAAAAGTTACACCAAGGTGTCTTCCAGAATATTTTTCCCTTTCATGTTAAATAGAATAAGCGTATATACGGCTTTGGGAGCTTATCCGCGTTCACTTTCATGCGCAAGTCCATCCTGGTTAGCCTCTGAGGTTCCAATCCAGCTCAAACCGAACATATTGCACTCGCAAAGTCCTGGCTTATATTGGGTTTGTTCAGGCATGTACTTAGAGGGGACGGTCTGATTCGAATGGGGGATGCGATGAAGATCAAATACTGCAAGAAGTACGAAAAGTACGTGAGCGAGCAACATTGTGAATTTTTTAATGAGGGGAACGCGTGCGATTTTTATAGCCCCACACGCTGGTCAAGCATCAAAAACCTGATGGGTGATCAAGACCGGCCCAAGTGGGATGTCAATGTCGTGATAAAACCCTTCAAATGCAACCTCATGAGCAGGGAGAACGCACATCAAAGAGGTCGTGCGCGCCGCCCGGTCAAACGGGCCGGCATGTCCTACTGA